AATCCGGATGAGGCGGTTGCTTATGGAGCGGCGGTTCAAGCAGCGATTTTGTCAGGTAGTCAGTCGAAAGTAACTCAAGATATATTGTTGTTGGATGTTGCACCACTTTCACTTGGTATTGAGACGGCGGGTGGTGTTATGACAAAACTGATTGAGCGAAATTCCACGATTCCTTGCAAAAAGGGGCAGACATTTTCGACGTATGCAGATAATCAACCAGGTGTATTAATTCAGGTATTTGAAGGCGAGCGTCAATTGACAAAGGATAATAATATTCTTGGTAAGTTTCAACTCGATGGTATTCCTCCTGCTCCGAGAGGAACACCGCAAATAGAGGTAACATTCGATTTGGATGCGAATGGTGTACTAAATGTTAATGCAGTTGATAAAGCGGGAGGTAAGTCGAATAAAATCACGATTACGAATGATAAAGGGAGGTTATCGAAGGATGATATTGAACGCATGGTATCTGAAGCGGAGAAATTCAAGGAGGAAGATGCTAAACATAAAAAGAAGATTGATGCGCGAAATGGGTTTGAGAATTATGTGTATTCGGTGAAAAATTCTACTTCAGAGCAGTCGATGAAAGAAAAGTTATCTCAAGATGAGCGTGATGCGATTGAGAAAGCCTGCAATGTGTCAATTGAATGGATGGAATCAGTAGCACAACAAGATATTGAGGCATCTGAATATGAGGAACAACAGAAGAAACTGGAAAGTACTGTTTCTCCAATTATTTCAAAACTATATGCGGGTGCTGGAGGCGGAATGCCTGGCGGAATGCCTGGTGGAATGCCTGATTTTCAAAATCAAAATCAAAACCAGTCAAAGCCAACATCAGGACCAAACATTGAAGAGGTTGATTAAGTATTTTATGTATTGCATTGTAAATATTACAATTTTATTATTATAAAATAATAAATAATAATAAAATAATTATAATAATAATAAAATAATAATAAAATAATATAATAATAACATACTAATAAAAGTATAATGCAATATATGAAACTTACAAAAGACATGTCCAATCCTGTTCGTGCTGTTGCGGTATTCAACGACAAAAAAATAAATGGCGTTGTTCATTTCACGGAAGAGCCATCCAAGTCGCGTATACGCATCGATGTATCAATCGTCGGTTTGAAATCATCAGGGTTGCACGGGTTTCACGTTCATGAGTGCGGAGATATGACAGATTCATGTGAAAGTATGTGTGCACATTTTAATCCTTATAATAAAACACATGGATGTCCGGGTATGAAAGACCGTCATGTGGGCGACTTAGGAAACCTTAAAACAAATGCGAAAGGAGAAGCAAAGTATACTTTTTATGATGATTTTATTAGTTTGCGTGGAACAAAGTCAAATATTATTGGTCGCGGCTTAATTATTCATGCAGACGAGGATGACTGTGGGCTAGGAGGGCAACCTGATAGTTTGGTAACGGGACACGCGGGAAAAAGAATCGCGTGTGCTGTTATCGGGTATGCTTCTCCACTAAAAAAGTAACAAGTAACAAGTAACAAGTAACAAGTAACAAGTAACAAGTAACAAGTAACAAGTAAAAATATTCAAATTGCGCCACGCACATACTTTATCGAATATAAAATGATGGGTCTATAACACGTTTTGCTCCGTATGTAAGTTTGTCGGTGTCATATTCATTGATGCGTCTTTTTTCTAGTTCGCCTTCACTGTTACTGAAAACGATTGCTTTAATATTTAATTTTTTCATACGAAGGGTACAGTGAAAACAGGGTGCAGACTCGGCCATTTCACCACTTCGCGAACGCCGTACAATATAAAGAACCAATTTTTGGACGATTTTGGGAGACAGTTCCATGATACATAATTTGTGGAGAACAGATATCTCAGCATGAGCGCTACAACATTTGCGAAAGTGGAGTAGTCCATCCTTGGAATGAGACCGTATATTATTACACCCTTTTGCTAAGACTTTACCGTTCAAAACGGCAATACATCCATGCTGCATAAGAAGTGTTGATTTTGACGCTTCGTCTAGAGCAATGCTTGCAAACCGATGATCTTTGTTGCTGATGTGTCGATGACGATACACTTGCGCTATCAATGGTGATGGTGAATATTCGGAGTCAGATGAGTCGCTTGAGCTTGAGATAGAAGTAATAAATTGGTCACAGTTTTCAAATTTTTCATTAACGGGTGAAGCAGTATTCTCTTTTGTTTTTTTATATGAATACATAGTTGTTAACTTTTTGTTATATCTTAGATTATATAACAAAAAACGGTTCAATTTCTTTTTTTAAATAAATATATAAAACATTATTTAAAAAATAAATAAAACTAAATAAAATTAAAAAATAAAAATAATTTTCAGCTAATCTTCTTTGAAGGAGTCTCATTTGAAATAAGGTAGATAGAGTTCTCGGTTACAATAATGTACTCAGTCTCGACCTTGTAAATATTTGCAATAGGGCTTGTATACTCATCCTCACTCTTTACAAGAAGCTTTTCACCTGACTCGCGAACACCAATGATAATAGACTTATCAAGAGATGCCGTCCAGTAATCCATCATAACGGGTTTATCCTGAACAATCGCCAATTTACAACTATGTTGCAGACAAACGTTAGATGGAAGACGGTAAGCAGACTCACCGGTTTTTCCACCTGAAGAAGAAGAAGAAGCTTGAGACTGACCCGCAGATTGCTGATTTTGATTCGACGAACTCATATTATATAATTAACAAATTTAATAATCTTTAAATACTTATTAATAAAAAAACATATATTAATTAAATAAAACTAAGTTAAATAAAAAGTCTTATTCAGATTTAATTATTTTTATTTAAAATATATATATTTACAAATCAACTAAATATTTTCAACAACATTAATAACTTTGCGACGTAGTTTAACATTTTGTTTTTTAGGTTGAATAATATTCAACTGGTTCCCAATTTCAGGATATTCTACTTCTAGTAATTTTTTAAGAAATCGATATATACAGTGTAGTACATTCTCATCGCATCGCCCAACAATAAGAACGCTTCCTGTTCGAAAAATCATAAAGGATATTTCGTATGCTTTATCAATTTCGTTTGCCGTAGGGTGTTGTCCTGTTTGATTTTCTAGACCTGGTATATAATAAAACTTACTTTGAATACCAGGATAAGAACATGCATCATAGTTGCTATTTATACGATATTTATATTTAAGGATATTGTATAGTCTATCGCGGTTAATAAAATAACCACAATTGAAGTTTGAATTAATAAGAACGGTTTCACACTTGTCTGGTATGAAGTCAATATGTGGACCAACAATTGGTTTTAAAATAGTTATAAGAAGTTTTAAAACTTGAGTAAGTGATTCATCCGTTTGAATTCCAGGAATTTCCAATTTTCCTGTATTAAACACTTTTATATGCATTTCTTTGAAACCTTCGCCTGAATGGTCGCGAATTCGCATAATAAGCACGAAACAATTGAAAAATGCACGCTTTAATTTGCATCGATAATTTAGAATATCTTTTTTACAAAGACCGACATTGATTTTGAGCTGAACTTTAAATTTGATTCTTCCTTCTGGGTTATCAATATTTTCTATTTCTTGTTCTTGGTAATATTTTTCATGTTTCAACAACTCTCTTATTTCTTCTAATTCTTTCGGGTCGGTCGTAGAAACCTTAATTTGTTTTTTAATAATACACTCATTGGGAGTAGAATATTCAGAAATCGGAATATTCCAAAATACCTTTTTGATATCAATAGGTTCGTTCAAATATGATATTTTCGTTTTAGTGGATATATATATGTTACTGCAAACCGGTTGTTGCGCTTCACCACTAATCGCCGCATTTACTATACTTGGTATTTTACTATCATAATCATCCAAGTCAATATCTTCTAATTCTTCAAGCTCACCAAGTTCGTCATCGCTACCGCCCGTAAAGTGTTTTGCCTTTATAGTATTTTTTTTTGAATGAAGATTATTTTCTACAATTTTCAAAGATGACACATTTATTTTTTTTTTCGAATGTTTTGGTTTTGACAATCCCGATAATCCCGATAATCCCGATAAAGGCATAGGCATAGATAGAGGTTCAGTTTCAGTATCAATACTAGTAGGAGACTTTAAAACCGCATTAGTTTTATCATTTGTATCAATAATTGCCGTATATGAAGTCATGGTCGAATCCATATTTTTTTGATAAGAATTGGTAACATTATTTTTAGCACTATTTTTTTCATTTGATAGGATAATTGCTCCTTGCGATAAGAAACTCTCCCATTCGTCGTCAACAGCAGACATGTCGCGTATTTGACAAATTTCTATATCTCTATTTATTTCTATTATTTTCTTTAAGTTATTTCAATTATATATTTTCTAAAACAATATAGAGAAAATAAATAAATAAATAAATAAATATATTTATTCAATTATTGCGAAACTATGCATTATTTTGTGTAAAAAATATTTTCAATTTGTAAATAATGTAGTTTAAAAGGTGTTCTGTTTTACAATCTTGTACATGCATAATATTTTCAATATTATATAAAAATTCTGTTGTTATTGGATAGTTTCTTATTATGTAGTTGAGGTAATTTTTTATTATATTTTTTGGTTCTATATTATACTCCCTGCTTATTTTGTTAATTTTTTTTAATATAGAATCTATTTTTATACTTTTTGTATTTTTTGTATTTTTTTTAAAATATTTTGTTAATTGAACCCATAACTCATTTTTTATAATTTTACATTCATGTATAAGGTCTTGGTTAGACTGCATATAGTTTATCATACTTCTAATATCAGACATAAAATGTTTTTGGATAGATATTAAAATATCGTCTTTAATTTTAAGATTTTCATTTTGATTTATTTTTTGTAAAAATTTCAGTATATCATTTTCAGGAAGTTGGTTAAACCTCATTCTTACAAATTCTGTTTGAAGTGACTCATCAATACGACTAATGTAGTTACAAATAAGACAAAATCTTACATTGAAATTATTATTATAATTGTTTAATAAATATCTAAGCGCTATTTGTGCGGTTTTTGTCATATAGTCTACTTCATCTAAAATTACAAATTTCATACCATCTCCAAATAAAGATTTCGAGTTTACAAAACTATTTATTTGGTTTCGGATAATATCAATTCCTCTTTCATCTGACGCATTTAAATGAATCATTAATCCCTTGTTTTTAAGATTCATCTTTTCTTGATAAACATTTACCAAGTTGATAATAGTCGTCGTTTTGCCTGTACCTGGCGGACCATAAAATAATAAATTAGGAAAGTAGTTATTATCTATTATATTTTTCAATAATGTTTTATTTAATGGGTCCAATACAATATCCTCAAAACATGACGGTCTGTATTTCTCTACCCATGGTGTAGAATTTTTTAAAAAGTCACTATTATTTGTTCCTCTATTATTTTGAGATTTCTCGCACAATAAAATATCTGGATTTGTATTTATATTTGAACTTATTATTACATTTTCAATAACACTTTCATCTTCCAAAAAACTTTGCGTACCTGTACCTGTATCCAATTCCTTATGCAGTATTATATTATCATGTTCTTGGTCAATAGTAGCGGTATCGGTATCTGTATTTATCTTTTTATAAAATGAATATATTGTTTTACCTTCTTTTTGAGACTTATTAACATTATTATCTATGTTGGAAGTTTTAGTTTTTACTATAGTTACCATATTTTAAAATTTGCTTTATAATTGTTTATTTTTTAGTTTTAATAAGTTTTTTTTATAAATATAATTGAAACAGTATATTATATATAAATGAATAATACCGATTTATCGCATACGTGTTCTTTTATACCCGAACATAATATACAAAGTACAAAAATGAATGCTTCATCATCTGCTGTTTCATCTAATAATGTCAATGTAAAACCAGATAATGAAGGATATTTAGAATTAATTCTCGGCCCAATGTTTTCAGGTAAAACATCCACACTAAAAAAAATATACGACCAGTGCATGTATTGTAATATGCCTGTTATGGTTATTAACTATGAAGCCGATAACCGGTACTGTGATGCTTCATTTATGTCTACTCATGATAAAATAATGATTCCTTGTGTTAAGGGGGTATCTATTTTAGAAATTCTGGAACAAAACAAAGAAAAAGTAAATGAATCAGAGGTGATACTGATTAATGAGGGGCAGTTTTTCAAAGACATAAATACCGTAATTCATCTCGTTGAAGATTTACACAAACGTGTTTATATTTGCGGACTAGATGGCGACTTTAAAAAAAATAAAATCGGTTCTTTGCTGGATTTAATACCACACTGCGACAATGTTTATAAACTTAAGTCGCTTTGCAGCGAATGCCGCAATGGTAAATCAGGACTTTTCAGTTATAGAATTACAGATGAAACAGACCAAGTAGTAATAGGTGTAGAAAACTATAAACCGGTTTGTCGTGCATGTTTTGAAAGACTTTCAAATACTAAGAGTTAAAATAAAACATATATTAAAACTATTTAAATTCGTCTTTTTAATTAGAGTATATATCATTTAATATGAATACTAACACTAACACTAACACTAACACTAACACTAACGCTACTACTACTGTTCCTAATAACGAATCTAACGCTGTAAATATGCTATATGAAAGTAGTAATCAAAATTTGGTAAATCCTGCAGTTATTGTTGAAAAGAAAAAAAGAGGAAGAAAAAAAACTATAAAGACTGATGTTGTTTTGCCGAATTCCTTGAGCGATAATACGGAGACAACTGTTACTGAAAAAAAAATAAGAAAAAGGAGATCTAAAAAGAACATGGCCCTTGCAAATGCACTAACAAGTGCTAATGGTAGTACAAATAGTATTGAAAGTACTGATTCAAAAGAAGTAGTTCCTGGTGTGAAAGTAAGAAAGCGCAGAGTATGCAAATCTAAAAATAATAAAAATGGTGAGGTAAATACTGATACAAACGTAATAATAGATTCTACCAATCCGGAGACACACCCACCTGAAGAAAAAGTGGTTAAAAAAAGAGGTAGAAAACCCAAAGGAGGAAAAATTATTACGCAAAAACTAGAAGAAAATAATAATAACAATGAAATACCTAACATTATTTTACATTTAAAATGCTCTCTTAATGATATTAATGGTAAAAATAATGATAACAAGAACTGTGACGAATTAGAACAGAGTCAAATCCAAAGCTATAATAATTCAACGCAGTTAAAGGGTAGTGATATTTTTATTAAAACATCTCAGTCGAATACAGAATCAAAAAATTCATCTAACACTGTCGCGCCTATTCCACCATATAATGATAGTTTGTCACATTTATTTAAAGTATATAATCCATCGGTTATATCTACAGATTCAGAAAACAATGAAACAAACACACGTGCACCAGCACCTATTACAAATTCTAGCAATGAAATTTTAAACCAGAGAACCGCTTTGTTCAATAGTGTATACTCACCTGATATTAACTTGTATAGCAATGAGTATGATGACGGTGATGATGTAGATAGTGTAACGGGTGCATGTAAAAATGAAAAGGAAATATGGAGAAAAATAAATCAACTAAAAGTCAGTTTTCATAAAAGCGATATTTGTAAAAGTATTGGAGGTACTCAACGTTCTGCATGTTTTTGGTGTACATGTGAATTTGATTCTCCTGCAATCTATATACCGAAAACCTTAACAAAGGACGTATATAATGTATATGGTTGTTTTTGTTCACCTGAATGTTCGGCGGCTTTTCTTATGAATGAAAATATCGATACTTCTACGAAGTTTGAAAGATATCATCTATTGAACTTGCTTTATGGAAAAATATATAAATATGAGAAAAGCATTAAAATTGCACCGAATCCTTTTTACCTTTTGAATAAGTTCTATGGAAATCTTACTATACAAGAATATAGAAAGTTATTTCAAAGTGAGCAGATGATATATGTTGTAAATAAACCCCTTACACATATTTTGCCCGAACTGTACGAAGACAATAACGACTTTCTTCTTAATAATAAAATTATACCAACAAATTCTGTGAATATCAAAAAAAATAAACCATTAAAGAGTAATATTATTAATAATGCTTTTGGTATTACGGCTGGAGGTAGTTGAAGTGTTAAGAGTAGTATTAAAAAGGTGTAAAATTATGATTATTTATAATAGTCATAATTTAAGTTTTATTATAAAGGAAACTACTACTACTGCTGCTGTTGTTGTTGTTGTTGTTGTTGTTGTTGTTCATGCAACTCCTTTGCTTTTTTTTGTCTTTCTAAAAATTCATTGTATCTCTTTTCTTGTTCTTGTTTTTTCATAAAATTAATGGAAGCATTATCCATATATTCTCTAATAACACCGTATCTTTTTTGATGAAGAGACTTTGAATTTTTTTCCTTTTCGCGTTCCTCGCTTTTATCTACAACGCCCAAAAACTCTTTGATTACAAGAGTAATATCTCCTTTGTGTTTTTCCAAACTAGCAATGGCTTCATCTCTTGTATATGTGGTTTGGTTCATAGTAATTTCAATAAATCTTTCGTATTTTTGTTTTTGTAAATTAATATAATACTCTTTTATCAAATCTTGTTGTCTTTTTTGTTCAATATCGCTTTCAGTTAAAATTATATTTTTCTCAGCGATAGTATCGCCTTCGATTACATTTTCGATTACAGTTTCATTTACTTTTTCATCATTTTCTTTTCCTGAATTTTCCATTAAATATATTTACTATATACTTATTTATTAAATATTTTTTAAATCATATTAAACGAATACCAATATTTATATATATCCATACACCTATCGTATTTCCTAAATATTCAAATGTCTGAAGTCAAAGTAGAAAATACAACTACAAACTTTAAACATAATAAAATAGATATTTCTCCTATATTAAAAGATGTCGAACAGTGTATAAAATCAGGATTAAACGATAAGTTACAGTCATTTTTTTATGAGTTTGAAACATATGAAAATACCCATAATGAAGTTTTTAATTTAACTGTTGTAAAAAATTTAGTACGACATAACCAGGTATTAACTCGCGTAATTAGTAAAAGTGTTTGTAAAAAAGAAGTTAATAGTGAAGAAGATTCTGATAATGAAGATGATTTTTCTAAAAATTCAGAATTATTGCGTCTTAAACAAGAAATTCTTTACCTAAAAGATGAATTAAATAAATATAGAAGCATAAACAATCAGCATGAATCGTCATCTATTAATCTTGAAATTAAAGAAAAAAAATGTAACTGTGTTTGTAGTTGTAACAAAAGCGAAGATATTAGTATTATAAATAAAATGTTATTAGGGCAAAATGTTAAGAATATTATTTTAAAAGAAAAGCAAAATAATGAACGTGATGAAGATGATGTAAACGAGGAGGAGGATGAAGAGGAAGAGGAGGAAGAGGAGGAGGAGGAGGAAGTAGAGGAAGAGGAAGAGGAGGAGGAAGTAGAGGAAGAGGAAGAGGAGGAGGAAGAGGAGGAGGAGGAGGAGGAAGAGGAAGAGGAAGAGGAGGAGGAGGAGGAGGAGGTTGAAACTGCAAATGAAACCACTACTGAACATGAAGAAGAGGTCGAGGTCGAGGTCGAGGTTGAGGAGCACGAATCGGTAAATGATGTTAAAGAAGATACAGCAGCAGATATTGAAGAGGCAGAGGCAGAGGAAGAAGAAGAAGAAGAGGCAGAGGAAGAAGAAGAGGAAGAAGAAGAAGAAGAACAGGAAGAGGAAGAAGAAGAGGAACAAGTTAAGTTACCAACTTTCCCTACAAAAAGTGAAATAGTTTCTAATATTACTGAAGATGATGTAGAGACAGAAACTGAAGAAGATGAAGAAAAGGAGAATGTAGAGGTAGAGGTAGAGGAGGAAGAAGAGGAACTATTCGAGGTAGAAATTAACGGAATATTATATGTATCGAATGACGATGAAGATGGAAACATTTACTCGTATATAAATGAGGAAGTGGGAGATAAGGTGGGACAATTTAAAGCCAAGAATGCAACTATTTTCGAGGGAAAAAATAAAGGAACATATGACAGAACAAAATGTAAGTTTGATTTGTAATTAAAGTATTGACATATTAATAATAAAAATTTAATTATTTGTAAAACCAAATATTATGTTATATTTTTATAATATAATATAATATACAATAAATAAATAAACAATGGTTTTAGAAAATGTATGCGCGCCAGCACTTTTATATTTAGCATTTTCGATTATTCAAATAATTATTGATATGTACCGCGGCGACACAATACAGGCCTTTTTTAAGTTTATTGTCATGATAATTTTTACGATAGTTCTTAATGCAATATGTAATAGCGGTATGACCATAATTTCATGGTTTATTGTTTTTATTCCTTTTATTTTAATGACTTATGTTACTACTATTTTGTTCTTTATTTTCGGAATTAACCCTTCAAAAATGAAACCAACCGATAAAAAGTGTTGGGAAACACAGTTTGGGTGTTGCGACGATGGTAAAACTACAAAGGAAGACCCATCTGGAAGAAGTTGTCCACAAATGCGGTTAGTAAATGTATTATCCGTATCAGAACCTACTGCAGCAAATAATAAAGATAGTCACTATTTATATCCTCAAGACAGAAGTTCGCGTGACTACTCAATTGGTGGAGGAAGCGTAAGGACAAATAAAGGAACATGGAGAGACAACAATAAAGATAGTCACTATTATGACGCTAAAAGGTCAGAAAAATATAGAGACATGTTAAGAAGCAAAATTTCCCCAAAAGCTATGGATAGTAAGGAATTATATTGGAAATCTAAGTTAAATAAATCCGACTGGAATGATGATAAAGAAATACAAGATAAAATAGCAAAATCATCTACACCAGCTGCTCCTGATTCACAAGAGAAATCAATGCTGAGTTTTCTACTCCCACTTTTATTGGCTATGTCGCCTCAAGCAGGAGGAGCAATGGGAGGAGCAGCAGGGGCACATTCAGGAGCACCTGCACCAGCAGGAGGAGCAATGGGAGGAGCAGCAGGAGCAGCAGGAGCAGGAGGAGCAATGGGAGGAGCGATGGGAGGAGCAGCAGGAGCAGGAGGGGCACCAGGAGGAGCGATGGGAGGAGCAGCAGGAGCAGGAGGGGCACCAGGAGGAGCAATGGGAGGAGCAGCAGGGACACCAGGAGGAGCAATGGGAGGAGCAGCAGGGACACCAGCACCAGCTCCTGCACCAGTACCAGCACCGGCAGGACAACTAACACAACCAGCTCCAATACCAGCACCAGTACAAACAACTTCATCCGTACCACCAGCACCAGTACCAGTACCTGCAACAAGATAGTAAACATTTAAAAATTTACTATATTTATTTTATAATATTGTTAAACGCAAATATAATATTTATGTAAAAGATTTAAACATATATAAATATTATAATACACAGTTACAAATAGTATTTACGGAAATGAAAACTCGCAATAGTACTTACTTATCTCCTCCCACCAACGAACAAATGGATGTTACATTTTTTAACTACTTTAGCACAGTTGCTTTAGGGCTAATGTGTTATTCATTTTTTAATCCAGGATTTGTTTTTGATATGTCGTTATTTCTAGCATACGGATTTGCAAAAACCGTGATAACTGGCTGTGACGTATATAATGAATATATTTATACGCCATATAGAAAACATATTAAGAAGCCCCTTATGGAAATTTTAAATATAGATAACGGCCTTTATGAAATAGAGATTGTTAAAAATGGACGAATTATTCATAAGTTTAAGACAATGTCAGATTTTATTAAGTACCGTCCTATTAAATTTATTAACGAGGATAATGAAGATTCGGGTTCGGAATCAGGTTCGGAATCTGGAACAGAAAAAGATGAGTCAGAGCAACAGCAACCACCACCACAACCACTACAAAGGTCAGAGTCACAAGCGCAATCACATATAGATTCAGATATCAAAGTTGAAACGCCTGTAGATGCCGACCTTACCCATGAAAATGTTGACATCCACGAAGTGGAACCTGATGCTGAACATTCGAGCAATGAAGACGAAAGCGAAGAGGTCGACACCGAAGACACAACTGATACCGATGACTCAGGTGATGATAATCTTATTCTAGACCCTAGTGAATATGATTTCGTTCTAAGGAATATTTATTTTGAAGATGACACTGTAAATACACCATTCGGTTACTGTTTAAAATATGAAACATTCCGCAAATCTGATATGAAACCAGATCAGTACGAATATGAAGAAATTAAAAATATGGTATCGAAACGAAGATTTATCGGAATACATCTTAAGACAGAAGAAAAGGACTATGTTATTAATTTGACAAGTCCAGTAAATTATTATCTTGTAAACAATACAATTCTAGATTACTCATTTCTTAAAATGTACCTTTTCAATCGTTATAATGTTAGTTTAGGAAATACTTATAAACTATCATGTATCGACAATTTTATCGAAATGTATACTCTAGAACAAGGCAAGAAGTTTTTTGTCAAGAACAATATGTTTAAGGTAGTAGATGATGAAACATATAAAGTCGATGATGAATCTGTTTCTACCGAAGCCTCTGAACAGGAAGATACAGTAGAGTCAACACAAGATGCAGGTGATGCTTTAACAGAAGCAGATATCGAAATTGTTGAATGTAACTATAACACTCAATGAAGAAAGCATAAATAGAAAAGTTAAAATTAAAGTTACATAAATAAATTTAATAATTAATAAATAAAGTATATTATAAACCTATATAGAAATATATGTTTATAATATATCATAATGGTTGATAGTGATACTCATAATTCTCCTATTGTATTGAAAATGAATAGCGACACGAATACATTAGACGAAAAATCCAGCGAATCCAATAATTTACATAAATTATCTGATACATGGATATTATGGGCACATCTTCCACACGATACTGACTGGAGTATTAAAAGCTACATTAAAATATGTTCTTTTAATACTGTTGAAGAGACCATTTCCATTATAAACGTACTACCTGCAAAGTTAGTTACAAACTGTATGTTATTCATAATGCGCGAAGGTATAACACCAACGTGGGAAGACCAGCGCAATCGCAAAGGTGGCTGTTTTTCATATAAAATCAGCAACAAAGATGTTTCGCAGGCATGGAAAGAACTTACTTATGTTCTGGTAGGTGAATCTATGGCTGATAATAAGTCAATACTCCCTCTTATTAACGGTATAACTATTTCCCCGAAGAAGAATTTTTGTATTGTCAAAGTATGGTTGGCGAGCTGTGAGTTTAGGGATTCTAGTGTAATTAAAGAGCTACACGGAATCTCGTCTCATGGTTGTTTATTCAAAGAACATATGCCCGAGTATTAAAATAAAATAAAATAATAATATTATATCAATGCTAATAACATTACACATTGATATAATAGTAACATAAAATCTAAAATCTAAAACCTAACACCTAATATAGTTGTTTCTTATTTATGAAGAAGGTAAAGGAGAAAGCGCAAGCTTAACTTCGCCCAAACTTGCAACATAATATTTAATAACCAGAGGCAAGTCATTCTCCAAGTACATTTCGATCTGACTACACAGATTTGTGCATTTGATAAAATAACTCAAGTTTTTAAGTGAAAACTCACCTTGAATAATTTTACTTGTCGACTGTTTCTGAATAAATTTCATGCTTTCATCTGATTCTACTCGCCGCACCTCTGCTGTAGCAAACTGTCCAGAACATTTGAAAATAAGCTCATTGCCCACCGACTTAATCTCCAGTTTCTCCGACAAATACGACAAATCGCGAATAATCTTTTGAAAATCAGCCGAAGGCAAATTGATTACTGACGAAAATACGACATTTGGCTCCTCCAACTCCTCAGAATCCGGCTCAATTAGTCGCAACTTTTGTGTCTTACATTGCTTAATGTCTCCATTCTCAAACTTAAGTCCCAGATGAGATACAATACCGTCGTTGTAATCTTTCTTCTCGATATATATCGTCAATGTATCATCGTTGTCAATCGAATTAATAAGCTTAAATAAATGAAACATGTTAACACCTATGATAATCTTCTCCTTGTCACACTCATACAACTCGAAATTCTCGGCAGCTAGATGCAAATGCGCCAACATAGTATGCGACTTGTCCATATTGATAATACGAATACCATCCTTCTTAAATGTAATATTTGTCTCTAATAAAATATCCTTTAGCGCCGTCATTAGTGTCCTAAATGGCGCAATCTGAACAGTCTTGATTGTAAGAACATTATCTGGATTACTCATCCTTCGTTTATATATATCTTATTTTAACATAAATCTTTAAATAGTTATGACTATTATTAAAAATATACAAATAAAATATTATTTAAACATTATTAATTAAGAATAATAATTTATATATATATATACAGCTAATACATATTTTTTATGAATACATCCCCTAACTTAAAAACATCTACAACGCCTACAACACCTACATTATTACCACCTAATTTATTATTATCTACACCTCCTGTTGCTACTTCTGTTGCTACTTCTGTTGCTACTTCTGTTGCAAGTCCTCTCCAAACTCCATCACCGCTTGCATCACCGCTTGCATCACCGCTTGCATCACCACTTGAATCACCAAGTCCATTGCCCAAGTTTTCTTCACGTTCATCAATTGATATAGAAAATGGAAAAAGAATTGATGGAGTCGATGAACATGGTTTCATATACATTACTGTAAAAGGAGACCCTGAAAGTAGAGGACATGCGCAAGGATTTTTACTAGCAGATAGAATTGTAAAATTTATAAGAACGTATGCCTTCTTTCTTTGGACTGAATATGGTAGAGATATTACATTTTTTACTAAAATGATAAAAGACTTATTTGGTCCTATCGTTTTAGAACAGTACAATGAATACTACTTGGAAATGAAAGGTATTGCACGTGGTGTATTAGAAAAAATGTCGAAATTACCATCTAAACAAGAAAAAGACAAATATTTCACTGAAGGAGCCGTTGAAGGAAACAAAATAGTTTTGCCTGCCGACTCATATCTAGACTATAGTAACCTAGCTTATAATAACCCATCACAAGAAGAAAAAGAAAAATATACACCAGAAGGGAAAATATTAATAAATATGAATTTTGATATAATTTTTCTTTTAAATTGTGTTGTATCTATAGACTATGTATATGCTAAATTAACAAATATTTTTAATAGTAATAAATCTCTCAAAACATCATCTGTTTATAAAGAATATTTTAGAAGTTTACAACCCGTAGCCGCATCAACAGAGTCAAGTGGAAAGTCAAGTAATTCTTTTAGTTTATTCGGTAGAAAAAAACCAGCTGCGAGTGTAGAAGGAGGAGCTGATAGATGTAGCGCATTTATGGCTGTAGGTGATAAATATGTAGCAGGAGGAGGAATTATATGCGCCCACATTACATTCGATAACTTTGTTATGGGACAATTTGATAATATTATTTTATTCATGGATACATCAAACTCACACACGCCTGAAAAACCGTCTTACAATATACTTATGCAAACTTTTCCTGGTTCTATATTCAGTTCAACTGATTTTTTTGTTACATCGGCAAAAATGATGGTAACAGAAACTACCATTGGTGGATTTAATGCATTTGAGTTACATGCTCCGTCGTGTGTTCGTTGCCGCAAAGCAATGCAATATTCTGGAACACTAGATGACTATGTTAAAAATCTTAGAGAAAATAATTCAGGAGACTATGCAAACACATGGTATGTTGGTCATACGTTAAGCAAAGATTCTAATGGTAAAGAACGCCCCGAAATTTTGAGAGTTGAATTGGGTCTTAAATATGTCCATGTTGAAAAAAAGACAAATGGATACTTTATCGGGTTTAATGCCTGTTACGACCCACGTATTCGTAATCTTGAATGTAAAAATGATGGTTTTTTTGATATACGCCGACATTCGGGTGCACGACGCGTTACCTTAGATATGAAAATTAAAGAATATACACAGGGCGAAAAACGAATTTCCGCTACCGAAGCACAGTTAATAATTTCTAGTCACTGGGATATATACTTAGAAAAAGACAACCCATGTTCACGTACTATATGCTCACATTATGAACTCGATAAACGCAAATATATATCTCAAGAAAGTAGACCCAAACCATACCAACCACGAGGTTCTGTTGACGGAAAAATATGCTCTAGTGACCTCTGTAATAAAATGCAGTTTTTGGCGCGATGGGGAAATGCGTGTGGAACAGATTTCAAAAAGGATGACTTTTGTACCCTTCGCGCACAATGGGAATACCAGCGCGCTTATTTGGAAGATAGGTTAAGAAAACCATGGGTGATTTGTACCGAAGTGAATATAACAAAGCTACATACTCATATGAGCACAGCAATAAAAGAATATGATTTTGCTACTGGTAGTGCTATCAGTAGTGCTAGCGCTAAAGGTAGCGTCAGTACAAGTGCAACCATTAGTAAACTACTATCTCCGGTTACTTCTCCGGTTACTTCTCCGGTTACTTCTCCCGTTCCTAGTCCTCTTGCTCCTCTTGCTCCTCTTGCTCCTCTTCCTGCTACATCATCACCTCTTCCACCACCTTCTATAGTTCCCTCTTCGAAACTTACACTTATGTCTACTCCTGCTCATACACCTATGATAGTTAAACAACGCGAACTAATAAATAATAATAGTACACCATATGATGATGATTTATTTGCCGTAGGTGCAGGCTCACGCAAACTGTCACAAGAATTTGATAATAATAAAGAGTTAAAAGAATTTAATAAAATGTTTAAAAACCAAAACAGAAAAAGTTATAAGTCAAAGAATTCTAATACAAGAAGAAATAAAAAAAATGATAAATAATATAATATAATATATTAAACATTGTATTATATTATATACATACACATACACATACACTACCATGCAACCATCTACACTACCTGTAATTATACACGATAAAGATAAAGATAAATGTTCCCCCAAAATTGGACCAAAAACCGATCCTATAACAGAGTGCGAAGAACTTGTAACTATTGTAAAAGAATTATACTGTAAGTACCTAGAGGATGATTATGCACGTACTGCATTAGTTTCTCATATAAAGAATACACTTCCGTCTTTGTTACAACAAAAATGTGATGCTAGGGTTCAGCGTGAAGAGCGTCGTAAAACCCTCGAAGAAACATCAGAAGAATTTATTCGTGAGTTTATAAATAGTTCTTCTTATTATTATAATCAAAATATCGACCTCTTTTTTATCTACCATAACAACACGTATAAGATAATAAACGAGGATGAAATTGAGCACGAGATTAGAACGACAATTACCGACCAACAAAATGCGGAATTATCTACCTGGAAGTATAAAATAAAAAACCAGATTATTAAAAAGATAAAGGAGCGAGACCTTCTAACATCTATTCCAGAATCAGAAACAATTCAGCGTGTATTAAATGCGCTGACTCCTTTCGTATTTAAGAATAAAGATAGTGCGAAATATTTTCTCACCATTATTGGAGATATTCTTCTTAAAAAAAATACACATACGTATTTTATTTCCACCAAGGCGAAACAATTTATTAGCGAACTTGGTGAAGAAAGTTATGCTCTTTTCGGTACGTCAAATATGATGAATCATTTCAAATTTAAATTTTACGAGCATAAATACGAAGATTGTCGTTTGATTGATATTGTTGAGAATGTTATTTCGTTTCCTTTTTATACACATAATGAAGGTTTGAAACATGCCGCTGGACATAATGTATTCAATGGACTAGGCCACTCGTCATCTTCTTCGTCTCTTTCAAGTCTTGTAGGAGGCATGGGCATGGGCATGGGTATGTCACTATCCATGTCAAATAGTGGAATATCTACTCCGAAAACGCCGACAACACCAGGTCATGGTCATTCACACACGCACTCTGCAAATATTATTCAAAAACAAAGCATGCTTGATTTATTTTGCGTAGCGGCACACTATTCGTCACGATTTAACAGCGCTGATTTGTTTATTGAAAAAACATGCAAGGACCGCACTGTAAAAGAACAGGCTTTTTATTTGAAAAATACAACCGATGATGGTATTCTTTCACGTTTTATTTCATCGACAACAGAGCCGTGCAAAGGTGTCCATATTACTTGGAAAAATATGCTTTACCTTTGGAAAATCTTCATTGAAGAAGAGAAAATCCCTAATGTTTTTTTCACAAGTGTTCTTAAAAAACATCTTATGAAACGACTTGAGTATTCGTGTGAACCAGTCAATGCAAATACGAACCCTGTCGTGGGGGTGGGATGTGGATGTAGTGTAGGAGATATGGGAGGGCTGGATGCAGGAGGCACAGGAGATTCGGGAGTAACAGGAGAAATAGCAGAAGTAAATATAGAAGTAAATACAGAAGTACTGGATAATAGAGAGATGTTTTTAAATATTACGAGCAAACATTTACCACTTGTTGGGAAATTCATGTCATTTTGGAATGAAAATATTAGATGTAATCATACGGAAATCGAATTAGAAATAGATGAATTGTCGACACTATTTTTGAATCATGGAAATGTTTATCATGGAAACCAGAAAAATATTCAGACAATTACGGACCAGACAATTTTAGGATTTATTCGCCATTTTTTGCCGGATATTTGTATCGAAGAAGATAAATACTTGATGAATATTGGGTGCAAACTATGGGATAAAAAACAGGAAATATTGAACGGGGTTGAAGAATTTAAAAGGGTGAATTTAGCGGTAAGCAGCAATAATACAGCAAACGGCACTTTAGGAAAGGGTAAGAGTAAAAATAAGGATGTAAATACGGTTACAGCAGTGGTGGCGATAACAGCGACTACGACATCATCGTCATCATCATCAACGTCATCATCGTCATTCCCAGTTCATACTATATACGATTTTTACTGTAAATGGGGATATAAACATAATAAAATGGTGGTAAGTAAAAGATATTTTGAGAAATTCTTTATTGATAATTATGGGGACAGTTTAACGGAAAAAAATGGAACACTTTGGTGGAGTTATTAATTTAAAGATAAAAATGTTATTATATAATATATTCTATCTGTAATATATCATATAATATAATATTGATAAATACCTGAAATTGATATGGAAGATACTGCTGCTGCTGCACAACGTTATCCAGCTGCATACCCCCAACTTCAAATACTATGCGACGTTGTATGTGAAGCAAATCCTGTTAAAATTATTGAAACAAGATATCCTGCTGCTGTTACATTAGTTGCTATAGCTGGAAATCCTGAATTATCTAATATTATAATGGATGCACATATGGAAGACTTTTCAACTATAATAGGAGATGAAGAAGAGTTATCAGAACGAATAGCTTTTGAAAATTCTATAAGTACACAAAATGAAAATGAGAATCAAATAGATAGCAACTATGGTCCTATCATTATTGGAAAGTCAAAAGCACCTGCTCCGGCTGCTGCTGCCCCTCTTGCTAATCCTAATTATACAAATTTAATAGCATTTATTACTTATTTTGGTGTCCGTCAGCCAAATATGGAAATATTAAATACGTTAATGCTTTATCTACATTTACTAATATATGGAACTTTTGGAATACCTTTACATGGACAACCACCTGTATTAATATATAATAATATTATTTTTGTTAGAAATCCACATGTACCTGTAGATATTTCTTCATTAATGCCCAAATATTCATTTAATATTTTATGTGAGAGAGAACCCTTGTTGCAAACACGACTGACAGCTGGAAGAGAAAATGGCATGGGAGCATTATTAGAACGTTTTATATGTAAAATACTACAACCTTTTTTTGATTCTATAACAGGACCAGCGCTAGGATTCGCTAAAGTAAAACTTATTGCACCCACTGAGTCAAATAATATATGGCAGATAAAATTGTCAGTTTTTGGAAACGACTTTATTCTTGTTTCTCTACAAATTATTAATGTAAAAGCAGCATATTTAGTAGACCCCCTTAGTCTACCATTTGACTATAACTCAACAATGGTTTCTTATACAGCATTAGGTGGAATACAATGGACTATAAACACTGATATAACATACAACGACCCATTATATCTTACTATTATGCCTCGTATAAAAGCATTTCTCGATACATTACAACCACAACTAATTCCTAATCCTGTTCAAAATCCTGATCCTGCTCCTATTCCTGTTCAAAATCCTGATCCTGCTCCTATTCCTGTTCAAAATCCAAATCCTGTTCCTATTCCTGTTCAAAATCCTAATTCTCTACTTTGTCTAAAGTATTGTTTACATAATTTATGTTTTTCTTTATATAACAAATGTCTAAGTAAAGATTTTAACTGTTTGTGTAGTTTATCCGAGATAGATACTAAAATGCTTAAGATAATAGCTAGTATAGTTATTGGTGGTTTTAATAATTTTTATGCATTTATACAATTATTTTTAACTAATTTAGTGGATACTTTGTTAAATAAAAAAAAACAATATTTTTTGTTTGGATTATTAAATGTAATATGTTGTTCTTATCAGGATAGGTATACACTCGAGACAAAAGCATATGAAGTGATATTTGATAAAGCTCCAAATTTTAATTTATTTCTTGAATCTATGCGTTTGATAGAACTTGTTAACAGTCTATGTGCTGCTATACCTATATCTATAAATATTGTAATGGGTGGCGGAAAACAGTATTCATTATTCCAAATAGCTCTACATAATTATTTTAATACATTCGGAGGAAATATAGCTAGTAGTAATTTTATTACAACTTTTAATACCGTCGATTTTGTAAATCAAGACGGTGAACATACAAAAATAAACAGAGACAAAATTATTGAATTTTTATATCACGCTAACGTAAAACCAGCAGCCGATGCTGATTTTGGAATGTTTCACCCTGGAAATGATGACGAAGGCTCTGAGGAGACAGCTCTGGGTTCAACCACGTGTATGTCAGTATGTATGTTACTACAAATATCATTAAAAAAAAAAATAGATAGTTTGTTTGTTCAACTACCGCTCGCTACACCCCCCAACGATAGACATTACGATATTGATATAGGAAATTCATGTATAGGAAATCCACCAACAACATTAAGTTCATTGCGAATAAATTTGCATAATTCATATATATTTTATACATATGTAAAAACATATCTTGATAGATTAGCTGAAGCAGGACCAGTGGTGGATCCTGCAGTAGTAGCTGCGACAACAGAAGCAATTAGACTTTTAGACACTTTGACTGGTGATGCGGAATTCTTTCAAAGAATTATTAACGATGAAACACCCATAGCTTCAGTAATATCACCATATGATTTCGTTTTAAAAGGAACTATGGAAAACTATATAATACATATTTTAGATTCTGTTTATGAATTTAATCAAGGTATATTTAATCAATGGGGTGTTGTTGGTATTAATAAACCACAGATTGCTCAAACTTTAAAACCATTTATGTTTACAAGCCAAGGATTTTCATCTCCATTAAAAGGAATTTTTGATATATTTTATACATTATTTATTATTGAAAACTTTGCAAATAGGTCTTTAGTTACACAGAAAATAAATAAAGAATTAAAAAGAATAGCTATTTGTGCTCAAGTTTTATATATACATTTTGATCAAATACGTAATTTTGAAATACTTAGGGTTTACCCTGCTCCTATGGTTCCTCTTGTTCCAGCACAAGAGAATAACCCTACTTTAGTCGCTATTTATGCTATTATGCACACATTACGAAACATGATATTAATTGGCTATAATGGTAGCAACTTATTGCTTCCTGCTAACTTTGCCGGTATAATGAATACTTATGTTACTTTTGTATCACAATTAATAGCGCTTAATATAGAATTATTATTTTATTGTGCTCCTAACAATCCAACTCAACGTGGTCTTACAAATATTGAAAATTATTTTATGAATTTTTTAGTATATTCTTCTCCTAACCCTCCTCCTCCTCCTGCTGCTCCTGCTCCTGGTCCTCCTCCTCCTGGTACTCCGAATGCTGCTTCTACCATTGTTGATGCAGGTAATACTCAAGCTGCTGCTGCTGCTGCTGCTGCTGCTGCTGCTGGTGTTGTTTCTCCTTTTCCTCCTGAGATAACAGCAGCAAACTCTGCAGACATAATTTTAAGAAGTTTATCTTGTATTCAGCGTAAAACTACACTTAACCCCGATGGTAGTGTCGATAATATTCCTGGTGTAATTGATATATTACGTGCAATGGGTGGAGTTGTACATTCTTTATATAAAAATAAATTATATGCTGCATGTAGAGATACTGTAAATAAAAGCGAAGGAGTAATTGCTATTGCATCAGCATATCAATCTTTTTTATGGGATATTTTCAACCTTGAAAAAATTCGAGGGGCAGGTGATAATGATACTCACTGTAATAAAATTATTGCAGGCGCTTCAGGTATTAAACAAGTTCTTGACACAACAGCGAGCGGTGGTCTAGATAATTTAGTAGGTAGTCTTAATCCTTGTTGGAGTGGTTTTGCTACTGCAGCTGATGATTTATTAGATTTAAATACAGTTTTAACTCATCCTAATCCTACAAATTTAGATGATGTAGTATTTCAATATATTGCTAATAATAACTTAGGAAGGTTTTTAATTTTTTCATGGTTTATTACATCAATATTTGGTATAAAAACAAAATCAAAACCATCAAAAATTCTTGCTTTAGGTAGAACATATTTAAAACTTTATGTAGAATCATATCGTAGTCGGTTTGCCCAGCCGCCTCAGCCGCCTCAGCCGCCTCAGCCGCCTCCGCCGCCACCTCAGCCACCTCAGCCGCCGCAGCCGCCGCCACCTCCGCAACTATTTGGGTGTGTTTTTACTATACCTAACACCCAACGGACACAGCGTGCTGTTAATGAAGGTGGGGTGGAGTTATTTTTTATGTGTGATGACCCCTCTATTTTGTGTTTAACTTATGGTAGTTTTAATATTAAAGATGCATTAGCTAAATATATAGAATTGCAAGATGGTTATGGTCGTGAGCGGGGTAATGTGGTTGTAAGAAAAATTCAAATTGACGCAGCACAACAGCGTAACCCTTTCCAAGTTTTAGGAATAACCTATGCGAGCAATGTATTTCAAGATGTGATACTCCAACAGTTACTTACGCGTTTTTCGATTATACCAAAAGGAAAACAATTTACAATTACAGCATCAAATAATATGGGTATACTACTTAGAGATTTATATACAATATATGAAAATCTAGATAACGAGGGAGAGGATAAATATAAAGCTAGTCCCAAAGGTTTTGCTATGTTATGTAAAAATCTTGTTACTGACATTTTTCCAAGAGTAAAAGAACTTAATATATATACTCCAGGTAAACATGATAAATCAAAATTTGAAAACTTTCCTATGGTAAGTGTTGTATATACTTCTCGATATTTTAGAACTAAATGGATAATTTACTTAGTGCGTGGTATACTAAATATTTTTGATACTGCACAGGAAACTGTTCCTTCTTCTGTGTATAAAAATATGAAATTATTTATTTTATTACTTAAATATTTAATAAATGAAGATGAAATAGTTAGTTTAGACAGCTATATAATTTCTGTAATAAACATATTAGATACTGTAGGTTTCGCAATACGCATTACTCGAGAAAATTTAGTCCAGGTTAACGTGTTAATTGATTCAGAATATCCAAACATTGATGCAGGTTGTGTTTTGAGGGCTAAACAAGTAACAGTAGCAAAAGAAATGCAACCACCAGGTAAACGGTCTAAGATTGACCCTAAAAAAGTAATAAAAGAATTAGCAGACTTGGGTCCCGTATTAAAAGGAATTGAAGTATTAAAAAGACCAAATGTAGCAAGAGAAGCAGCAAGCAAACTCGTTAAAATGCAATCTGCATCTGCATTAAAAGAAACGGGTCGAATAAGCCGTCAAGGCGGAGGCACAATCCGCACCCGCAATCCTCATTCACCTAAAAAAATAAACAACCATACTCGTAAGAATAAGTATAAGCGCAACAATAAACGCATTAAACAAAAATCCAGTCCTAAATATAGAAAAGTAAATCCATCATCCCGTTCAGGCTCCCAATCAAATAGAAAGAAATCTAAATCAAAACTCCCCCATAAAAATGTAACATTCAAGCGAAGGAGGTATAATAAATGATAAAAATATTGTTACCTTTTATAATAATATATTTCGTATGTTAGAAACATATTATTCTATTCTATTCGTTTACTTCATTTTTATTTATCATATCGAATTTCGATTAATCTCACGCTTCTGTAACACCTCATGTTTTAAAGTCTCTCGTATATCTCCCTCCTCAATCTACTTACGAGCCTTGCGGGACTTTTTAGCGCCGATTTTAACAGCGCCAAACTTGCCCTTCTTTGCAGTGTACCCATACTTCAACAAACGCTTCTCACGTTTTGCTGATTTATGTTTTTTCTCTGAAACAATACGACCATTCTTGTTCATAACCAGGTCAAACCGGGTCAATCCACCGCTAGTCTTATAAGCAGTTTCATGCCATACTTGTGCACGAGAACCCACTAATCTCTCAAATACGCGACCGTTGATTGTATATTTGCCGTCAGGGCGTTTTTTGTAGCTGTGATGCATTTTTATACCTTATAGAAAAGAATGAGAAAAAAATATTATTTAATTATATTTTCATAATTATATTTTCATAATTATTACAAATAATTCTATAATAATTCTATAATTATTCTATAATAATTCTATAATAATTCTATAATAATTCTATAATAAATATCCTATATATCTCTAAACATCATCCATGATTCAATCATCCGTTTCTACTTGTCGTTGCAGGACCTCCCTGAATCGCCCCAATATTTGGACCTAAACCTGAACCATTTTCATTAGGACGATACCTCATCGTCGAAGAATACCCTGGTCCCGACCCTCCTGGACACCCTGCCCATTTTCCATACGCATTCAGTGTTTGATTCGCCACCGTAAAACATTGATTATGATTATTTGACCCAACTGACGCTACTATTTGCATTGACATCTTTACTCTACATGGAAACTTTGATATCAACTCCGGATTATAAATATTCTTCTTCAATGGTTTCTTCGGGCAACAAATTTGTTTAAAATACAGTTCCGACATCTTAAATTGACAGAAATAATCGTACTTATATATTTACACTTTTATTTTTACGATTTTATAACATTTATAAAATTGATATAAAATAAACATAATATATTATATAACAAATCCATCCCAACACAACAAACAAACAAACCAACTTGTATAACAAGTTAGAAATCAAATCAAGACAAATGTCCATCACAAGCTCCGACTCTACCTCTGTTGTCGAACAAGTCGAAGCACCTAAACCAAAAATTCCTAAAGCAAAAAAAACTATTAATATTCCAAAAATAGATACAGCAGCACTAGTTGGTGGAGGGGCGACGCCGACATCAACATCAAAATCAATACCAGCACCCACCCAAGAACTTGCTAAATATCAGAAAATGACCGACAAGGAACATATCCTCAAAAAACCGGATACATATATCGGCTCTATTGAAATGACAGAAGCCGAAACATTTGTCTACGATTCTGCTACATCTTCTATCGTACAGCGCACTATTCATTACATCCCAGGTCTCTACAAACTCTTCGATGAAGGTGCCGTTAATAGTCGTGATCATTTCGTTCGTCAAGAGCAAGCAATCCGGGATGCGAAACCCAATGCTTTGCCCGTAACATGTATCGAATTCGAAATCAGCGAAGATGGAACTATTTCAATCACGAATGACGGTAATGGTATCGATGTGGCGCAACACCCCGACCACAAATTATGGATTCCAGAGATGATTTTCGGTCACCTGCGCACATCTACAAACTACGACGAAAACAAGAAAGAAAAAATCGTCGGCGGGAAAAACGGTTTCGGATTCAAGCTTGTTCTCATCTGGTCTTCGTGGGGTCGTGTTGAAACCGTAGACCATGTTCGCGGACTAAAATATATCCAAGAATTCAAGAACAATCTTGACGAGATTTGTCCGCCAAAAATCACGAAATGTACAACAACGAAGCCATATACGAAGGTGTCATTTCGCCCCGATTATGCACGATTCGGTATTGAGAATTTGACGCCAGATATGCGCGCACTTTTCGAGAAACGTATTTACGATATTGCGGCTATTACTGACAAGTCCGTCAAGGTCAAATATAATGGCGCACTTATTCCGGTGAAACATTTCCAACAATATATCGACCTCTATATTGGTGCGAAGGGCGAGACGAAACGTATATTTGAGGCACCTGACCCAAGGTGGGAGTATGTTGTATCGCTTGCACCGAATGGCGAGTTTCAACATGTGTCATTTGTGAATGGAATCTACACACAAAAAGGCGGCAAACATGTCGAATATATTATGAACCAGATTGTTCGTAAGCTGACCGAGTATATCAAAACCAAGAAAAAGGTGGACGTGAAGCCGACGACAATCAAGGAACAGCTTGCGATATTCTTGCGTTGTGATATTGACAATCCGTCTTTCTCGAGTCAGAGCAAGGATGAGATGGGAACAGCAGTTGCATCGTTTGGATCGACATGTAAAGTGAGCGACGAGTTTGTCGAAAAGTTGGCGAAGATGGGTGTAATGGATGCAGCGTGTGCTCTTACGGAGGTGAAGGAAAACAAGGCCGCGAAAAAGACGGATGGGACAAAGACGCGAACGATTCGTGGTATTCCGAAACTAATCGATGCAAACTTTGCTGGTACAGAGAAGTCGGCACAGTGCACGATTATATTTTGTGAAGGTGATTCAGCAAAGGCGGGAATTGTTTCGGGTCTTAGTCGTGAAGACCGCAACTTGATTGGTGTGTATCCGATGAAAGGCAAGATGATGAATACACGTGGAGAAACAGTGAAGAAAGTTGCAGAAAATCACGAAATCACGGAAATCAAGCAAATTCTTGGACTGGAAGTCGGGCGCAAATATACTCCCGACGATGTGAAGTATCGCTTGCGATATGGTAAAGTCTTGTTTATGACGGATCAGGATTTGGATGGTTCACATATTAAAGGGCTGGGAATCAACTTGTTTCAGAATGAATGGGCTTCGCTTACAGAGATTCCCGGATTTATTGGATTCATGAATACACCGATTTTGAAGGCGAAAAAGGGAACACAAGAGAAAGTATTCTATAATGAAGGCGAGTATCGTGCATGGAAAGAGGCGAATGAATCAACGGGAGGGGGTGCCGTGGGTGTATCGACAGCGACACACTTGCAACCATCGGGGTGGACTACAAAATATTATAAAGGTTTGGGAACAAGTACGGGCAAGGAGTTCAAGGAGTATTTTGAACATAAGAAAATCGTGGATTTTACACATAGTGGCGAAGCGTGTGACAATGCGATTGATATGGTGTTCAATAAGAAACGTGCAGATGACCGCAAAACATGGCTGGCGACATATTCTCGTGACAGATATTTGGATACGCTTCAACCTAGTGTTACATATGAGAAATTCATCAACGACGAGATGATACACTTTTCGAAATATGATTGCGACCGTTCAATCCCGAATTTGATGGACGGATTGAAAATCTCTTTACGAAAGATTCTGTTTTCGGCATTCAAGAAAAACCTCAAGAATGAAATCAAAGTCGCGCAGTTTAGTGGATATGTTTCGGAACACTCGGGGTACCATCATGGTGAAGCAAGTTTGAATGCGGCAATTGTTGGAATGGCGCAGAACTTTGTGGGCTCGAATAACATCAATCTGTTTGAACCCAACGGTCAGTTTGGGACGAGACTTCAAGGGGGTCAAGATTCAGCTAGCGAAAGGTATATCTTTACGCAACTCAATAAGCTAACACGTCTTATTTATCGTTCTGAAGACGATGCTATTCTTACATATTTGGATGATGATGGTCAGAGTGTGGAGCCGATTTATTATGTGCCGATTATTCCTATGGTCCTCGTGAATGGAACAAAAGGAATTGGAACAGGCTTTAGTACTGAAATTATGTGCTATAATCCTGCGCAAATTATCGCATATATTAAATATAAACTTGCGGGGGCGTCCGCAACTGTACCCACAATCGAGCCGTTTTATAAGAACTTCAAGGGAACGATTCGGCGTGTAGGTGATACCAAGTATTTATTGAAGGGATGTTATACGATTCTAGATGATAAGAAAATCCGTATTACGGAACTGCCGATAGGGACATGGACAGACAACTATAAGAAGTTCTTGGAAAATCTAATTGAGCCACATGCTGCTGGCGACAAGGGAAAGGATAGCGCAGCAAGCAGTGCACCAATCGTGAAAGATTATAATGATATGAGTACAGATACACATGTGGATATTACGGTTACGATGGCTGCAAATATTATCAAGACGTATAGTGAAAAGGCGACGGAGTTTGAATGTAATATGTTGGAGAAAGTGCTCGGATTATACACTACGCAATCTACAACAAATATGAATCTGTTTGACTCGAAAGAGAAACTTATCAAGTACAGTAGTGCAGAAGAAATCGTGGACTCGTATAGCGTAACACGTTTGGAATTTTATGGGAAACGTAAGGATGCTCTTATTGCGGCACTTCGCAAAGAGTTGATGGTACTGAGTAATCGTGCGAGATATATTACCGAGTTGTTGGAAGACAAGATTGACCTTCGTCGAAAAACGAATAAACAACTTGTGGAGTTATTGAAAGAGCGTAAATATGATTCGATGGATGCGAAGGATGCCGGCAGCGATGAAAATGGAGGAGACGAACAGTCAGGTCAAGGACAACAAGGACAACAAGGATACAAGTATTTGTTAAAATTGCCGATGGATAGTGTATCGGAAGAAAATGTCAAGAAACTGCTAAATGAAAAGGAAAGGAAGGAAAAAGAGTTGAGCGAGTTGAGTTCAAAAACGGTGGAACAAATGTGGATGAAAGATTTAGAAGAATTGGAAGTTGAATATAACAAATTTGTTGAAGCAACAACGTACCCGTATTCGGCTACAAGTGAAAGCACGGCGAAGGTAGGTGGTGGTGGTGGTGGCGGAAAGGCTAAAAAAGTTAAATCTAAATGAAATAGTTAAATAATGAAAGTACAAATATAGTTAAGGAGTAAAACTTGTTGTTATATAGTAACAAAAAGTTATACGCTGTGGTAGGTCAAGGTAGGTCTGAATAATATATTAATTTTTTTATTTATGTGAAACTTTATCTATCTATATGGTATTTAAAACCAAGGCTTCATTTCGAGAGTCTTACCTTTAACATTGTCGTATGCAGGCCATGTCATCACAGTGTACATATTACTAGCATCTCGTTTATATTTCAAGTATGCGCTAACCTCGTTCATTAGTTTAGGAACACAGTGATTTACAACATGTTGATTTAATGTCGCAACTTGTTCCCTAATATTAGTCGGCAAGTTAACAGCACTTTCGAGATATAAAGCACGCATAATAATTTTTAATTCGTCGTTATCTTGTTGAGAGATTGTATATTCGCCATTGGATAGGCGGTATACTTCAGCACGAAGAGAATTCTGGATAATCTGGATATTATCTTTACTGAAAAAAACGTTACTTACATCATTGTCCATCCAGTTGCCGGTTAAGGCATCTCTAAATGTAGTAATCTGATTTACGGGTATTTTATCCCACATGGCGAATCTTACATCGGGAGGAGGACCTTCGATATCAATACGACCATTAGATATTGACTTAGTAGATATATTTTGGACGGTTTGAGAATCACGAGGCATACATGTTGAATTTGCGTTTCTATTTCCTGAAAACATTTTAGAAGATTTGATTTGTGTATATTATAATAACTAAATATAAAAATATCTAATATTTAGTATTTAATATTTAGTTGCATAAATAATTAATTGCATAAATAATTAATTGCATAAATAATTAATTATATTTACATTATATATATTTAAGTAAAAATATAAATTATGTCATTCAATAGCGTTACGTTAACTATTGCTGGTATTATATTTGTTGTTTTATTAGCAATGACGGCATATTTTATTTACCAGGACCAGAAAAGTAAATTTACACTGATTCAGGCGACTTGTCCTGATTATTGGATGTTAAAAAAATATGAGGATGGAGTCAATAAGGGAAAAAATTATTGTGAACCGAGTAGTAAGAATATGGGAACATGTAGCTCAGTTCCTGGTGCAATAAATCTTGCACCGAAATATAATGTATTAAACGACAGCAATGAATGCACTAATTATAAAAATAAAATGACGTGGGTTAATAACACTTGTGGTAAGAAAATACTATGGGATGGAGTTACAAATAACTCCGAACTTAAAAATAAATGTAAATAATAAAGTAATAAAATAATAAATAGTTTTAGATTTTGTAATAAATATATAATAATAATATAAGTATTGTTACTTTATTATTATTGAGATTTATATAGATATAGAATGGTAAAACCAACCCAACAAGAACAACAACAACAACAAATACGAAGCGAAGAAATACGAAAAATACGAAATATTGACTTATGTATGACATTTCAAGATGCTATTGGCGATGCTGGAAAGCCAAGCAATCATACCACAGATCCTACAGCGCATCTATTCCAGCAGTCTTTGTTATCATTAACCGGCAAGACACAAGCTGATTGTACGTTTAATTATTCTAATACTATCAGACAGTTTGTTTCTCAAGAAGTTCGACGTGCACAAGTGATAGGTATAAAACAAACAATTGGTAAAAAAAAAATACCAGTGGAAGTACATAATCTTCCTTTTGGAGATCGAATTATTCCTACAATAGTATCAACTAATCCAATAGAAGTAGTTATTGATTTTAAGGATGAGAGTATAGAAATATCACCTGTTACATTAGCAGCATTAATAGCACAAGATTTTGCACAAGGTGTTGTAGTGACCGAAGCCGACATAAAATTAAGAATTAAAGCGTACACATTAGGTAGATTTAAAACTATAAAAGACAATGCGCACGCCCCTCCGCTACCAGAAGGTTATAATATGTCTTCTCTTTTTGATGATGCTACGCGAAAAGTTCGTTGTGGTGCGATTAGATTAGCCGCATGGTTAAGTAATAAATACGGTTCTCAATACCCACGAGGAACATGGAAATTAGATTTATTTATGGCTGGATTAACTAGTATCCCTGACAGTTGTATATATGCTCAATGGGGAGGAAATATACAACTTCATCCAGATATTAGTGCTTTTCTTGCTAGTCATAATAATCGTACTGCTACATTTATTGGAGGATATGCGTTACCAATACTAATAGCTGAAAACCAAGTTCTATTTACTTTAAAGTTAGGTAATGATTTTGTTGGATGTATTTTTGAGTTTACTGAACAGACAGTAGCAGGAGAATATCAATATTCGAATAGTGCTAATACAAAAATACCTGTATTTTATTATTTTCATAATTATAATCTTGGGTTAGCTATATCACTAGGAGATATAAGAACATTTATAATAGCATGTTTTCATGGAAATGCTACAAAAAATAATTGGTTTACTGCTAATAATGGTAATTCAGGTAATCTTTTATATATTATATTTGGTTGTCTTATTCTAGAAGGCAAAGTATTTGGAGATGCTTCATTTGCTAGTACATGCGATCCTAATAAGGAAATACTTGGAACAAATGATTATGGATCAACCGCAAGAGCATTATTAAAAAAGGTTCCAGTATCTTACTGTAGATTTGACGCGACGGTATATCGTGAAAACTTATTTATTGTTATGATTCCTTATATAACAGAATATCAAAAAGAAGAATTAAAAGGGATTGTAAAGAATATGAAATCTCCAGAAAAAAGTAGAAAACATAAACAAGAAATTATATTATTATTACAACAAATGTTACTACGTACCGGTAGAACAAATAGAGACAAAAGAGCTTTAAATAGGGAATATAGGGGGTTGGGATTAAATGGAGGAACTCTAACTGTAGAAGTTATGAAAACGGATGAAGGTGGTATTGCTCCTGCTATTGCTCCTGATGTTGCTCCTGCTATTGCTCCTGATGTTGCTCCTGCTATTGCTCCTGATGTTGTTCCTGTTATTTCTTCTGATGTTGCTCCTGTTATTGCTTCTGATGTTGTTCCTGATGTTGTTCCTGTTATTTCTTCTGATGTTGCTTCTGATGTTGCTCCGGATGTTGCCCCTCATGTTTTTGGTGATGATGCCGATGATGGTAATGCCGATGATGGTAACGCCGATGATGATGATGATGATAGTGAGCGTAATGTATCATATTTAAACGTTATATTAAGTAATAAAATTGAAGCATTTAAAGAATTCTGTATATTCTTAGAGTCAGTTCAAAACCAATTAGAATATATAAATGAAAAAAAGACTTATATATTAGATGGTGTATCAAAACGAGTTAATTTATCAACATTTAATATTATAAACAAAAAATTAACTATTGAAACTGTTATTAAATTTATAAAAAAAATTATAGAAATACCAGTGGATGTATTGGTTGTAACAATTATAAAAAGTTATAGTGAACAAAATTTAAGATTCCCAAGTGAAAATGAAATAGTGAATATGTTTAGTGGAATTATTCAGTCTGATTTATTTTATGACAATCCTAATGAAGAAGGTTTTTTATGTAGCTTACCATCTTATTATTTTATTGATGGATTTTACGTACTTTACTTATTATTAAAGAATGGAACAGGTAAAGGTAAAGAAAAATTGTTTGATGTTGATATATTTGCCCCTCTTATTGGAGCAATTACGGATAGTAATAGTAATATGAATAAATTTTTTGCTGATACTAACTCACAGTTTCCGATACTATCGGATTTACCAAATGTTAGTATGAGTAATAATATAGGAAGCCTTATAAAAGAATTAGTTCATTTAATAGAAACGTTTTTTATTGAAAACAATCTGAAATATCAAAGTAAAAAATACTACTACGAAACAATTATATCCATTATAACTATTTTACATAAAAAATTAGAAAATGGAGAAATTGAAAAATATCAGTTTTATAAAGAGTTATCATTTAACTTATATGCTTTAAGTAGTTTAATAGGCTTCAATACTTTATCATTTATGATAATAAATTCTGCAATGATAGTATATTCTGGTAAAGATAATAAACTATTAGCACAATGTATAAATAATGAACTTATAACACTTACTTCAACGCAAGGTGTATCTATATTTGATTTACAAATTATAGAATCATTTATAGATGGTATAGATTTTAATAGAGAAACATGGAGTATTTCATATCCAAGAGGGTATGAAGGTCTTTATACTCTTATAAGTATTAAAAAAAATATCGATGGAGACTTATTAGAATCATTAAATAATGATGGATTTAGTTTAAAACAAATTGGAGATTTTGTGGATAGTGTAGCATTTGAAGCAGAAGAAAAAAGTCTAAGCAATAAAGAAATAACTGAAATAGTAGAAACATCAATTTTAGAAAAAATACAAGATTTTCAGAAAGAACAACAACGCATAAAAGATATTAAAGTACAACCACCTGCTCTAAAATTACCTGGTCTACGAGTAGGAACAGGCGGAAAAAATAACCACAAATCCAAGCATAACGCAAAGTATCGTAAAAAATATAAAAAGTTTGTAAGCAAGTACATCATAAAAAAAAATAAAAAGCAAAATAATAAAAAAAATAAATCTACCCATAGTACTAATACCAAGAATAAAACCAAGAAAAATAAAAAAATAGCAAAAAATAAATCCAAGTACGCCAAGAAAACATTAAAGAATAAAAAACGTAAATCAAAATCAAAATCTAGTAACCATAAATCGAAACACAACAAGAAAGCAAATACCAGTTATTATAACCTTTACAAGCACAATAAAACATTAAAACATTAATCCGAGAATTAACCCCGATTTAACCAACGAATTAAAATCTTATTTATTATATATATTTATAATAAACAAGGAATCCCCAAATCTAACAACATAAAATGGATGCATCTTTATCAAACGCAAATATAAATGTAAACCTAAGTTTTAGAAAAATAGCGGTACTAACAGCCGTAGTAGTTTTTTTAACACTAATACCCGTTTTTGTCATTATTATAATACGTGCAAACAATAAAAAACAAATATGGGCTCCCATGGTAAGCGAATGTCCCGACTATTGGAAACTATCTAAGAGCGAAGATGGTCACATTAGATGTAAACCCGATAAAAAGAATGCCGATTATGCAAGTCCATATGGCTTTTTCACTTATCAGTTTCCTACAAAAATGAATAAATACGAGTACGCCATTCAAAATAAAATTACATGGGATGGAATCACAAATGATGACACGCTAATAAACAACTACAAGGAAGAAGCCCCCAAGTCTATTTTCTGGTTACTAGGTAAAATGTTTACTGTTCAAAATAAGTAATATAAATATTCGTATAATTATTCGTATAATTATTCATAGAATTAATCCCGACATAAAAATAATAATAAAAATAAAATACATTCATAAATCGACATAGAAACAATTATAATATTTTAATAAAGAAAGACACAATAGTTATTATATTATATAACATAAAATAAGCATGAATAATTTAAATATCAATTCTATTCTTGGAAGAGACCAAACATATAAAAAGATAAAAATAATTCTTGATGGTTTCCAGGATAATAAAAGCGACATCACATTAAAAAGAGGAATATATATATACGGTAATCCCGGTTCAGGTAAAACAGAATTTATCGTGAATCTTCTCCGTGAACAAAACTACGATATTATTAAATATGATGCCGGCGATATTCGTAATAAATCCATTATTGACACGATTACAAAGCACAACATGTCCGACAAAAATATAATGTCAATGTTCGAGAAAAAGGTCAAGAAAATCGTCATAGTCATGGACGAAATTGACGCAATGAATAATGGCGACAAAAGCGGAATAAATTCGCTAATAAAATTAATACGCCCTAAGAAAACGAAGAAACAAAAGGTAGAAGAGGTTTCATTTAATCCCATTATATGTATTGGAAATTACCAAATCAACAAAAAGATAAAGGAGCTGATGAAGGTCTGTCATACATTCGAGTTAAAAACACCGTCAAATGAGCAAATATCGTCGCTTCTATTGTCGATGAATTTGAAGTTCGACAAAGTATTAAATGATAATATTATATCATTTATTCAGGGCGATTTGCGAAAACTAGTGTCGATTTATCAAATGGCGGGCAAAGAAAATAATATTCTACAAAATGATATTATAGAGACGATATTTCAACCGAAGAGTTATAACGACGACAGCAAAAAGTTGACTCAACATTTAATAAACAATAACTACCCGATTGAGCAGCACAAGGTATTGATGAATGAGACGGACAGAACGACGGTTGCACTTTTATGGCATGAAAATATAATCGACGTTTTGGCGAAGTATAAAAAGGATGTTTCTATTCCATTTTACCAGACGGTGTTGGACAATATCTGTTTTGCTGACTACATTGACCGAATCACATTTCAGAATCAGGCTTGGCAGTTTAACGAGATGAGTTCTCTTATTAAGACGTTTTATAATAATAAGCTTTACCATGAACAGTTTACAAAAAAGCCAAAATTTAATCCCGTAGAAGTTCGGTTTACAAAAGTATTGACAAAATATAGTACGGAATATAATAATTCACTTTTTATTAAGACACTTTGTCAACAGTTGTCGATGGACCAGAAAGACATGTTTTCTTTTTTTATGCATATTAAAACCCAATATAATGAAGACGAGATATATAATATGCTTGAAAATTACGAAATCACCAAGTTAGATATTAATCGAATATATCGATATTTAGATAAATATACACAAAAAACACTCGAAGTTACAAATGATGACGATAAAGCAATTGACAGCGATGATGATACGATTTAATGGTATTAGTATAATATTATTTTATAGTTAAATAATATAATATTAATTTATATATATATATATATTCATGTCACAATTATTTTTTGGTTCATACAACTCATACTTGAATTCTAAAAATTGTTGTAAAGACCTTCTTCCAGGACCTCAAGGTCCCACAGGTGAAAGAGGACCAACTGGTTACACTGGACCCACTGGACCCACTGGACCCACTATAACACCAACGGCGGGAGGACTTACAGGTAACGTTGTGAGTTATCGTAGTGGAATATGGACATACGATGTTTCTAAAACATTTATTATCGACCATCCACAAAATAAAGAAAAATATTTAGTACATGCTTGTTTAGAAGGTCCTGAAGTAGGTGTTTACTATCGTGGAAAATCCGAAGTGACAAATGGTACATCCATTACAGTAAACTTGCCTGACTATATTCCTGGATGGGCGCATGATTTTACTATTACCGTAACTGGTATATATGATGGAAAACTTAAACTATATAATGTCACCGAAGTTGATGAGAATGGTGTATTTACAGTATATGGTGAAAATGGTAAGTTTAATTGGGTAGCTATCGGTAAGCGCGGTGACATAAATGCTGAACCATATAAAAACGAAATAGTTGTAAAAGGTGATGGACCTTACAAATGGGTTGAATAATTATGCCAAAATATAACATATGTCACTGATATGTTATATTTGTAAAAACTTAATATAATAATGTTTTAATGTTTTAATGTTTTCATACGAACAACAATTACTCTTCACTTTCACGTAGCATTTTGGTCATCTTCGCAACACGCCCCTTCCACCAATTCAACGTATCCGCTGAAAAAACATCCGGCCTATAACGCCTATGATCAATTGCCTGTTTAGGAGAATCGTAAAAATACATATCTGGCTCCACTTTACCACGTCGCCCCGTAGAATCGCATACCTTCCATAGCAAATCCTCATACATCGACCCCACACGCCAAGGATACGCAATCCCCGTAACCGCATTCACAATAAAACGCCCCTGTACATTCGACGGAAACGACTTACGACTCGGTCTCTTATCCTTGCTGTTTTTTGAACGAGTGTCATCGCCATCACACGACTCCACTGCATCCTTCGGGTCATTTGACTCGTATGTATGATTATGATCCAAATCCTTTACCATCTTATTGCTTCTGTTGAAGGTTACCGTTAACGTAAACTATAATGTCCGTTGATACTATAATTATAGTTGTTTCTTTAAGCGGTTTTATAAAATATTATTTCATGGGAAAATATTTAATTGTTTTCAATTGTTTTCAACATTTACTACAATTACTTCGCTGCTGTCTGCTATTTTGGTTTCCAACTCAGTAATGTATACATTTTTCTCATCTAAGATTTTCTGCTGTGTTTCAATGATTTCTTTTAGTCTTATATTTTCGCGAATACTGCTTCCATATAACTCTTTTAATTGTCCAACTTGAGACAGTTGTTTTTGTTGTGACATCAACATTTCAACAACTTCATTATGGTTTAATTCACGCGGTGGTTTACCCTCTTCTCGAAAAACGATTGTGCTCCCTATATTTTTAGACTGCATTGCAGTATTTGAACTTAAAAATTCCTGATTCTTTTGCCTCTCTTCCACCATTTTTTTCTCCATTTCTTTTCTTTTTACTTCTAACTCTTTCATTTGTTTCAATACATCCGGTTTCATATTTATATCCCCCGGTTCATATGCTTTTAACTTCACTTCCAAATCTTCTACAAAAAATTTTATTATATCTTTGTCCTTTATAAATTCTCCCACTGTTCTTGTACTATATTTTATATACGGATTTCCACTAATGTTTTCCAACAATGTTCTCTTATCGAATGTATTATGAGAATGCGAAAATACTAAGATTGTTTTCAATGGGTCAAGTTGGACAAAAGGCACTGTATAATTTTTTAAGAATTCGCGCTCTTCCGCCAAGCATGCTTCTTCATTATATTGCGTCTCTTTTAATAATTTCCTATTGAATGCAAATGTACCCGCTGTTGCATGGTTGGGTCCGTAGGGTCCAAATTGTACCATTTTACATTTATCTTGGTTCTCTTTGAAATATATATACATTTCACTAGAACCAGCACACAAGGCCGTAGGATTCCCCATCAATCGCTCCACAGCATGCGAAACACGTTCGGGAGGATAATAATCATCATCGTCCATATAGACAATGATATCGCCGCAAGCCTTTTTATGCATGATATTTCGCTTCTTCCCAAGCGTCATCTTTTCATCATACTTAAAATACTTAACACTTGGGTGCGACTTGACTATATCTTCGATGGGGTCACTTCCATCATCAATAATAATCCACTCCATCTTATTTTTCGGATAATCTTGACTGTCAAAACATTTTATCATCATTTCAACAAATGGTCGTCGATTAAATGTAGGTGTACAAACGCTTACAAATGGAAGTTTGCTGTCAACTGTTCTATTTTTATTTTTTGTCATTCTTATTGTGGATATTATCAGTATAAAATGTATGTATATATATTATACATAAATACATTTAACATAGTTTAATAAACATTTAATAAACATTTAACATATTTATTAAACTAAATACTAAATACTAAATACTAAACTATATTACTTGTTTAATAAATTGCTTAATAAAATGTTAAATTACCCTGCACTACCCTGCACTACCCTGCACTACCCTGCATTCCCAGTAAAATATGCAACTATTATGAAAAATATTATACCTGCACCACCACTATTTCCTAAATCTTGAAAAGCATACAAGGCAATCATTATATAAAATATAAAAAGCATATATGGTCTCATACTATTGAATATTTTATCATAGTCTCCCTTGTTCCTAATATTCAAACAAGGGTATAATAAGAATATATACGCCGTTTGTATGGCCATCCATATACCATTTCCAAATGCTATAAAAATACCAAAAAACAATGTGAATACCATTCCCCAAAATGGGTGATCGCTTACTATACCAAATACAAGACCCATTATTCCAGCAACAAAACCTGAAATGGGAATAATATAAAATACGATTAACGGAAAAAGTATAAATATCAAAAATTTTCTTCCTCCGGCAGCCTGCATATTATCCCACGAATTTTCATTATCGGCTTTTCCACTATCAGTGGTATCAAATAAATTCAAAAATGCTTGTAAAAGTGACCGCGAACCTTGTCCTAAACCTCCATATACAGAGTTAAATAAGTAGTTAAACAGCGCTTGTGACACACCATTTCCCACACCACCTTCCTCAACTTCGTCTAGTAAATATATATTTTCTTTTTCAGTATTAATAACATCAGCTAGGTTATTATTAGTACATATACGAGGCAATAAGTTATACGGAAACCCGTAACTAAAAAAACTCGCATTTTTATCTTCTGTTATACAATATGGTGGGGCATACCGATAAGTTGGAAGAATGTATTCCTTTTCATTTTTAGAGCGCGTCATCAAAAATAAAGCATTACACCCTAAAATACCCCAAATATAGGCAATAATAATCGCAAATATAACATGTATAACGAATACCAGTATATTATTTGTAGTCGTAGTTTGTGTTTCATCCATGAGTGCACTTGTATTCGACGCCTGTTTTGTAGTCATAGGTGTAGCACCAATCACATTACTACCTGGCGCTGCGGTTGCCGCGGTTGATGCTGCCGCCGCTGTTGCGGTTTTTGTAGTAGTACTTGTTGTTGTCTTTTTATCCGATGCTGTTTTTGTTTTATTGTTATCTGTATCGTCGCCAGTCTCTTCGCCTGTTGCATTACTATATATCTCACCCATACCAGGAAACGTAAATGCTTCTTTAATACTTGATGTTCCTCCCATTAATTGTTGTAATGTTGTTTTTGCTGACATTTTTTGATATAAATATGTATAATATATTAATATATTATAACATTTTAAATATACTGTAACATTTTAAATATATTGCGAATATTAACAATATATTAAATACATTTAAAAGTATACCTACTATTAATATAGCATATAGACTATATCCCTGTATATAACAACTTGTTAAATACCATATACAAATAATGACAAAAATAGAAGAAGGTTTGAAACTAGATTTTCATAATGTTCTTATTCGTCCGAAACGTTCTACTATTGATAGTCGTTCTAATGTAAATTTAATGCGAACTATCAAATTCAAAAACTGTAAATCCCTAAAATCATGGGAAGGTATCCCTATTATTGCATCCAATATGGATACTGTCGGAACTTTTGATGTTTATAAAACCTTGTCAAAGTTTAAGATTATTACCGCTCTCCATAAATTCTATAATGTTACAGATTTTCTATTATATCAGTCCAATAACAATATCATTTTAAATCCCGACCTTTTTATGGTTTCTACTGGAATCCAGGAAACCGATTTTACTCGTCTTAAAGGCATTCTTTCTGTGATTGAGTGTAACTGGATTTGTATTGATATTGCGAATGGTTATATTCAATCTCTTGTCCAGTTTTGCAGGCGTGTTCGCGAAGAATATCCAGATAAAATTATAGTTGCTGGAAATGTAGTTACCCGCGAAATCGTCGAAGAACTTATTCTCAATGGTGGTGTAGATGTTGTTAAAGTCGGTATTGGACCCGGAAGTGCTTGTCTCACTCGTATGAAAACAGGCGTAGGTATGCCTCAGTTATCTGCTATTATGGAATGCGCCGATGCAGCTCATGGTGTCGGAGGACATATTATTGGCGATGGAGGTATTACTTGTCCAGGTGATATGGCGAAGGCATTTGGTGGTGGTGCCGATTTCGTCATGGTTGGTGGCGCATTTTCCGGTCATGACGAAAATCCTGGAGAAATTATAACCAATCCTGATGGCTCCCAAAGTAAACTATTTTATGGAATGAGTTCTTCACACGCCATGAATAAACATTACGGCGGTATGAATGACTATCGTGCATCCGAAGGTAGAATTGTTCGTGTCCCATATCGTGGTCTTCTTGAACACACAGTTCTTGATTATTTGGGAGGGCTACGAAGCACTTGTACATATATAAATGCATCTTGTATTAAACACATGCCGCTGTGTACTACATTTGTTCAGGTTTCACAACAACTTAATACCTCGCTTGTATAGTCACTATATTTCTGAGTCAATATTTCGATTATTATTTTATCGAAATATTGTAGTGTATACTATAATATTTTTATCTCGCATACATAAGACCTGCATTACCAGACATAAATGTAACGACGTTGTATCTTTCTTCTAAAATAACCAAATTATAGTTGTAGTCATATATACGCCATGTCGGCTTGTTTACACCAATAGGTAGTTTCGTTGCAGGGTCACAAATTGTCAGAAAATTTGCACTAGGGTCCAGTGGTGGATAAAATGTTGTGAACTCAAATTGAACATTCGAAAACTTACTCGTATTAAGCGCACCAGTCGGCTGCAAGTTAAACGGGTTGGTATCTAGACAAAAATTATAACAATATAATCCATTAACCCCCTCTCCAGTAGTTCTTACGTATTTTTCTATATAATTATACACACCTGCGTCTAGCACATTTTCACGATACTTACCGTCCAACAAAATAGCCATATTTAGTAATATATTACGTTGGTTGTCTACACTAAATGGTTGTGTAACAAAAAATCCCGTATTATTGCCTGTTATCGTATTATATCCTGGACCAATGAGTTCCGTTCCCTGCTTATAACATTCTACGTATATCCCTGTGTACCAACCATTATACTGCTGAGTTGGATTAACAGGAGCAGGTATGATATTAACAGGCAAATAGTTATACGGCCAATTTGAGTAGTTGCTCCACTGATTTCGCAAGTTAATATCACTACGTTGAAAATAAAACATCCAACTACTTACCATTCCGAGAGTATTTTCTAACCATACACGCTGTGAACCGGTAACATTCTCGAAATTCCATTCATATGCAGACTTGATTAAATATTTTTGCTCTGATGCTGCAAATGTTTTCGCTTCCTCGTTTGATAAAAATCCATATGTGCTTATTAAATGTATATCTGCATTCCATTCTGACTGTGCCGGATTCTGATAGTCGGAGGAATTTAAACTAACACTGGGTGGAGACTGCAAAAAACGATAAAGCTGCATATATTCGTTGCTATAGTTTGGGCGAACAACCGGCCATCCGTTTTGCGGGTCCATAACATCACGAATCGTGTATAAGTCTTGAATGGGTCGCATAACAACATCTATCTTTAGCTGGTTATACTGAAGCGCAATTAGAGGAAACGCCATTTTACTTGAAAGAGTAAACCATGCATTTATTGGTATATATAATTTGCGACTGCGAATTGAAGGTTCTGAACCTTGAGGTAAAGTAACATAGTATGCATTCGGATACATATTTATTCTACTTTCTGCATTTCCAGGGTCATTCAGCTCTGCAATATTTCCAGTCATTTCATTATATAACACCCTCTTGGTCCCCGTAAAGTCTCGCTGCACTAACGCCAATAAATACTTACCCGTTAATACTTGTAATGTTTGCCCACCAACGGATATACGCACCTCCTTTATCATTTGTGTTCCTAAATTCTCAATCCAGCGAAACTCAAATGGTGCCCATGATTGATCACAATCCGAGGATGCTGGCCATATAGGACTCCATATTGTCGGAAGTGTAACTACAATATATGTATCCATTAATAAGTCGGCATACCTTGGAACATAGAAAGTAAACGTCGAATCCGTTGTTAACCTGAGAGACCTTTGCCCCGTAAAGTCAATTCTAAATTTTTGTAATCCGAAATTTGTATACTTCGCATATGTAGCTTTAAAAAATGTTTTCTTAGGGTTTCCATTTAATATTACATTTTGATTTCCATAAGCTACAATATTTAGTAATCCCCCCGTCATTCTTTTTGTTTATAATATTATTATATATATTTAACATATTAATAATTTTTAACAAGTTTTTTATATATATAATTAATATCGTTATATAATTAATATCGTTATATAATTAATATCATTATATAATAATATAATTAAAACTATGTCAGCACCACAACCCGGACAACCACAACCTCCTCAACCAGGTGGAGGTATTAATATTAATTTCTTACCTTCTACCGATGCTATCCGCAAGGCTCTAACTTCAAAAGTTACCCCTATGGCGATTCATTGGTTCGGTATGGCCTTTGTTATCGTCGTATTGCTATGGCTTATCACATATGTTACTACAAAAATTAATTTAGGAAAAACAAATTGCGATGTTATTAAAGAAGTTAATAAAGATTCTCCTCCTACAAAAATAAACTCAAAATGGACTTCATCTAACTCACCTGACTATGCTGGGAAAAACTTGCGCGATTTTTATATTAAAACCGCATATAACTGTTGCGCTTCTGGCCAATTTAAGAGTGACTATGTTAGTATGTGTGCCCTACAAAATGCAATTAAGCAAGGCGTACGCTGCCTAGACTTTGAAATATTTTGTATAGATAATATTCCCGCTGTGGGCGTTTCATCAATTGATATAATCGGTATAAAACAGAGCTACAATAGTCTACCTATATCCCAGGTTCTAAAAGAATTAAACAATATTGCTTTCTCTGAAACTGCCGGTATATGCCCCAATCCTAAAGACCCATTACTCTTGCATTTTCGTATAAAAACAAGTAATGTCAATATTCTTAATATATTAGCAAGTGAAATTGCAGAGAACTTGGGCGATAAGTTGTTACCGATTGAATATATGCGCGAATGTAATGGGACAAATATAACAAAACGACCCATTAAGGACTTTATGGGAAAAGTTGTCATTATGGTCGAGAAAAATAATTCAGATAATTCCATGCCTCTTTTGTATCAGTCTAAAAATATGTGGGAACTTACAAACGTTACTACTAATTCCGTTTTTATTCACGAAAACCGATATATGGATATTAAGAATTCTAATGATGTAGAAACAATCACAAATTTTAATAAACAAAATATGACACTTGTTCTCCCTGATTTATCTGTGTCAAATGCAAACTATATTTCAACCGTTCCACAGGCTCTCGGATGTCAACTTATGGCTATGAATTTCCAGAACGTAGACCAGAATTTGCTTACTTATAATGAACTATTTGAAAATAAAGAGAGTGCGTTCGTTCCAAAACCGGATGAACTTTTATACATACCCGTGTTTATCGACAAGCCTAAACCTTTAGCCAATTATCTTAGTTATGCTGCTAAACAAGTCGATGGCCCTGGAAATATTAAAATTAATGCATAAATTTGTACAATAATATTTTTCGATAGTTTTATTATATCATATTAATATAATAGTGTTTTATCATATTAATATAAATATATGTCTATGGATGATACCAATAATACCAATAATAACAATCAAAACAATCCATTAAATGTATTATATTATGAAAATCGAGAATTAGAGTTATTAAAAAATGCTATAAATATTGAAGCTAAAAAACGTGGTGAACGTATTGCACAAAATCCTATAATGAAGCAGATTATTTCCGTTCTTGAAAAATTTATCCACGATAAACATCTTGTTTGTTATGGCGGAACCGCGATTAATAATATTCTTCCTCCTGTCGACCAATTTTATAACCGAAATTTAGAAATACCAGACTATGATTTCTTTTCACCAAACGCGATGAATGATGCAAAAGCCTTGGCCGATATTTACTTCCGTCTTGGATTCTCTGATGTAGAAGCGAAGGCAGGTGTTCATTACGGTACTTATAAAGTATTCGTCAACTTTTTTCAAATCGCGGATATTACACAACTTGACAGTAAACTATTTAGTAGTCTTAAAAGAAACGCAATTATTAAGGATGGTATTCTCTACTCTCCTCCTAATTTTTTAAGAATGGCGATGTATTTAGAACTCTCGCGTCCCGGTGGAGATATCACCCGTTGGGAAAAAGTTTTAAAGCGTTTAAATCTTCTCAATAAAAATTACCCACTTAAGGCTGAAAAATGTGACCCTGAAACATTTCGTCATTCTTTCTCTGCGCGTTCAAAAACAAAACAATATTATTATCAAAAAGAACTTATACAAAATGTTATAAAGGATATCGTATCTGAGGAAAAGTTAGTTTATATAGGAGGTTATGCTAATGTTCTTTATTCGCGCTATTTGAAAAATCGTGAAAAAATGTATCTAACAGAAATACCCGATTTCGATTTGTTATCTACTACACCTGATAAAACTGCGAAAAAAATAAAAGAAGAATTGGAAAAAAAAGGAGTTATTAATGTTACCATTCAAACGAAGCCGTCTATACCTGAATATTTATCCACACATTATGAGGTTAAAGTTGGTTCACAACCAGTCGCTTATATTTATAAACCATTAGCATGTCATAGTTATAATACTATAAAACTAGATGGTAAAATATTTCGTGTTGCTACTATCGACACTATGATGAGTTTTTATTTATTATTTTTATATGCAGACCGTCCATACTATAACCCAAGAAGGACTCTTTGTTTATGCGAGTATCTTTTTAAAATACAGCAGAAAAATCGTCTTAAAATGCAGGGACTACTGCGGCGATTTAGCATAACATGTTATGGTAAGCAAAAAACGCTAGAGGATATTCGAACCGAAAAGTCCAAACAGTTTAAAAAACTTAAAACAAAGAAAAATAGCAATGAATATGACAAATGGTTTTTGCGTTATAATCCAGAATTAAATACGAAAAATAAACCTGTTTCAAAACCGAAGAAGACAAAGGAAGATATAATAAATGAAGCGAAATTGGCCTTGGAGGCGAAGGCTCTTACGTCAAAAGCGGTTATTGCTGAGCTAGAAAAAATAAATAAAATGTCTGATGTAAAAGGAAAGAATTTATCAAAAACAAGAAAAAATTCAGTATCAAAAATGAGTAAAACGCTTAAATCTGTAAGTCCTACAAGTTATCTGTCGCACCTATTAACAAATAGACAAAAAAATGTAAAATTTACTAAAAAAGCAAATAAGGTTAATAAGGCAAATAAGGAAAAAAATAAAAACAATATGTCAGAAGAACAAGTATTATTTATTCAAAATGAATTTACCCCTTCAAACATGACTATCTCTTTAACAGATGAAAAACTGTATAAAAAATAATATTACTATATGACAAACATACAATGATACAAACATACAATGATAAATACTATTTATTATTGTATTTTCTTAAATCTCACGAAGCTCATACGTCTCATGTGTACAATGCTTCACACGGCTACACTATCTAGTACTCTTGTCAACCCAAAATATCCCAGGCCGAATAAAGCACTAACAAAAATAAGTCCGCTTATATTATAGTTACCATCAGTGTTAAATACTGATGGTATATATTTTAACATATATTTTCTAAAAACAGGCAACTGAAAAGCGAAGTAAAGTACGCCTACTAAAAGAGGTACCTGTATTAACTTGTATATATTTTCCATAGTGTCAACGTTATTTACATGGTTAGAATATTTGGTCTCATTAATTGCTTCTTCTTCATGTTGACTAATATAGTCATCGTGTTCTTCTTTTCTATAATTCTGAGGCACATAATTTGGATTTATCTGTGCATCATTCATCATACCCGTTGTATTCATAGGTATATCTCGCGAAGGTAAATTTGTCATCCCTGAAGCACTGGCTCTTTGAAGTCCGTTTACTAACTCATTCATAACATTTTGTTGTTGAGGCATTTGCATTTGTTGTTGTTGTTGAGGCATTTGCATACCCATCCCACCACCACCACCAACACCATTCATCATATTTACACCTGTAACATTTGGCGAATATACTTGCGCCGGAGGCATCATCTGGTTACTCATCATACTACTATCTCCCATACCACCCATTCCCCCCATCCCTCCACCACCTCTCATACCATTATTCATTTCAGTTTTCTGAATCATAAGATTATTTTGATTGCCTGAACTTGGATCAGTTGGAAGGTCATCGATGCTTGTTGTGTCAGCCATTTATTCTCTTAATATATTCTATAAAGAATGATAGATTTCATTTACTACGCAAATCTAACAGTTTTTTTTTGAGAGTCACATAGTTCAGAATTACTCTTATAGTTATAACACTTTTTACCATATAAATACGTCTCTTTGTCTAATTCTTCTATCGGAGGCGCCGTAAATACAATACAGTTTTCACCATGACATTCTTTTCTAAATAACGTTGATAATCCTAATCCAAGAATAATAGATATTATATATTTACTTGTCTCAGAATGTATCCACTTCTTTATATTCATTCTCTATATTATATATGCTATATATATGTATAATATATAATATATAATATAAAATATAAAATAATTTATTACCATTTATACTAACTTATATCTCAAACTTGTATAGGTATTTTTTTTAATGTACCTGTATTAAAAGGGCACTTATCTTCCTTTGCTTCAAAAGTAAAACAATTCTCTGCTTTATCTACATACTGAAATTTATTGATATTGTCTACGGTTGGGTATACTAAAATACTTCTAGTAGGAGGAGCTGACATATAAATATATACCATCCCTATTAAAAAACTTATAATAAATACAGGTATCGATATATATTTCATTATGTGTCAAGTATTATATATATGTCAAGTATTATATATATAAAATATATAATATTTATTATAATACATTTATTTATTATCATTATTTGTGTTATCATGAATTATCATAGTTTCAGACTTCTTCGCTATACACGTAAACTCACAATTACAGTCTTTTGATCCTATTTTTTTAAGTTTATTTGTTATTTCACATTTAAATAGTTCTTCAAGATATTTTTCAGCTTTTATAGGTTCTAATTTTTTACAAGTATAAACGCAGTCACATTTATTTTTAAGCGAATTGCAACACATTATTTGAAGCATTCCATTACTTCTCGTGTATGGTCTAACATGAACATATCTTCCAGGATATGATAAAATTATATATACTTTGTTCAACAATTTAAACATTTTATTACGTACTAGGGTATGTGATGTGAGTGGTGTTATATAAATTATAAAAATAGTTTTATATAGTTTTATAATTATATTATGCAACTTTATTTATCTTATTTTCATGGTATTGTATCCACCGCATCCACCACATTTTAGTCCAACAGGATGAAAGGTAACTTCCCCTTTAAACGCGCAATCATTACATGATATTTCCGCCTTTATATTTTCATCATATGGATAAAGTGAAATAATGTTATCATATTGTTGAATCATCATATCAAGAGCATCTCCTTTTATCATGATTTTCCTACACAATGGGCATGTATATTTGTTCTGTTTTATTGAAGAGTTAAAACACGTCCCATGTATAGCATGTCCACATGGTAAAACAACAACAGTTTCTCTTGATAAAAATATATTATCTAAGCATATACAACAATCGTTACGCAACGCATCTGTTACACACTTATGTGTTTTTTCAAGTTCCTTATTAATACATCCTCCGCATTTATCACAGTGAAAGAAGTCGCTCGGTTTATTACCAATACCACACATCCTGCATATTTTACACTTTTCGCAGTGGTAAATCTCCGAAACTGGATTATCAGAATATAAATGACATATATCGCAATAATACGATGCAAACTTCCCTCCAAATAAACTACACTCTTTATTTATACATGAATTAGATACAGGTTGTCTTAAACTACAATTATTACAAATAATATCTTCTATTTCATATCTATTTATTTCATGATCATGTGTCTCAAAATCATGACATAGACGACACCCAAATTCTTTGTTACAACATTTTGCAACTATTTTACACCCAGATATGTAATGTCCACAGTTTTCCTTTTTATCCTCTAATTTCGGCATTTCTCTCGAATCTGTAACATCTCTAGTATTTATAGCCTCCTCATCTGTATAGTCACTGTTTCGTTCACACATATGCTGTCTATATAAAATATGTTAAAATGTTTCTATATCAATTTACACATATTTACTTCTCGAAATCTCTACTTAAAAATATTGTACATAATCTTCCCTCCCAATATACCCATTATTATACCAAATATAACTTGTAACAATGTATGACAATTTAGATAAATACTAGAATATCCTAATAATATTGTATATATAGGAGCCACCATTAATGTTATTCTACTATATTTGGGAAAAAACAAATATATCATTGTTAGAATACTAACACCTGATGTCATATGTATAGAAGGAAAACCTCTTTTTTCATATTCACGTATGTCTATTTGTTGTAATATTCGTTCAAATATAAAGTTATTATAAAATAACATATCTATTATTGATTTATCACCAATACAATTACTGGGTCGGTATAAAAAGGCTGCATCATAACGCATAAGAATTACTTTAATAATCTCAGTACATGTTACTATTATAAATACAGACAACAATATATAAAACCACTTATAATTCTTTGTTACTATCAAAGTAACGAATATTGAAAAAAACATCAGAGATACTGTATTCGATATCCATAACATAATACTCAACATTATAGGATTTTTTGATTCATTTTTAATTATTATTTTTTTCTCGGGAATTTCCGCATTTCTCACGCTTATGTTACTTCTCATATCTCCACCGTTCCCCTTACTATTCGCTTCCATTTTGGACATCTTTATTCACTGAAGTATATTATAAGTATATATTACACCTATAATATATTACAAACACACTATACTATTTGTTATACTATTTTGTAAACGAAATTACTTGCGGATGTTCTATATCCACCTCCATGCTTTTAATGCTATACTTCTTCTGTACTAACCTATATTCCTTCGTATTATCATCATATTCTACGTTATTATATACAAATGTCGTATCTCTTATCTTTTTCGTCAAAGGAACTACATTTGTCAAATATATTTCAATTACTGTTCGGATTTTCTCATTCTCACCTGTAGCATTAAACTCATTCATTAACTGCTTTATTTGCCCTATATATGTATACAACTCAGCATTAAATCTCTTCAACTCCTCTATATTTTGAGGATTTACTGTTATATCTATATACTTATTATACAGCTTATCATACTGCTCTAAATATGTATCTAATTCTTTTTTAGCCTCCCCAAACTTCTGTACCAATTGCTCATCCGTTATATACCTAAACAACAAATCCAGTTTGTATTTTATTATATTATCCTTTACATCCTCAATCTTACTATATGTTGCCGCCATTAACTCACCTATATTCTCTATCTTACCCTTCGCTATTTCTATATTTAAACCACACGGAGTCGCAACACAACCACAAACCGCTTTTAATGTTCTATCAACATCCGTAAATATTGTACCACCTGTTTGCTTACAAACAATACACTTTCGCGCCCTTTTAAATTTAGCTATCTCCGTTCGCTTCTGTTGTATTGACAACGTCTGGTCAGATAATACCGAACTCTTCTTTATATCCAACTTTTCATCATAAAGGTCCTTTAATTTATAATACTCATGCAAAGCATTGTCAACAGACATATGTGGGCGAGACATTATATTTATATAATCAAGATATTTATATATTAAATATATTTTCTATTATAAATTATTATTCTATATTAACTTTCTCATAATTAACCTCATGCACTATTCAAACTTTTCATATTTCTAAACATATTTTAGAGTTTTATAGAGTTTTATAGATTTTTATTTATCATTCGAATTTCGATTAATCTCATGCGTCTGTAACATCTCATGTTTTTATATATATGGATTTACCATAACCTGAGAAGAAGGTGCATCCCACATCGGTAAATCTGTTATCATATTTGCACCATTCTTTTTATTTGTTTCTATTTTTATATTTAGAGCGTTTAATCTCGACAATACATCCTGTTTCTGTTCTCTAAACTTTGCATCCTTTTCTTCAGGGGTAAGGCGTCCTCTATATTTATAATATAAAAACCCTCCTATAATCAGTACAAAAATTAGAAATAATATCAAATTAAACATACTATTTGTAAATATAGTCTTTTTATCTTTACAAGTCTTTAATACTTCGTTCATAAAGTATTTAACACCCGGTTCTGTCAATACTGGTTTGTCCATTCACTGTATTTGAAATTGTTGTTGTTGTTGTTTTCGTATTAAATCTATTAATTTATAATAGTATTTTTATAAAATAAATTATACATAATACATATATACACATACGTAATTCTAAAAATAAAATGAGTACATCAAATACAAATTCAAAAAATGATTCAAAAATCACCCCAACGACTAACCCGTTGAGTAATTTAACAAGTAATGCACCCAATCCTTCTACATCAGTTTTTACATTCTTTCTTATTACACTCTTCTACTTTGTTGCTAAATATAAAACACCCAACTCCATGGCCACTATGTTGAATATTATTTATATTATAGCAATTGTTTCTACTCAAATCTCTATAAATACCGCTTTAGCTAAATCTATATGTAATAATTCACAATCTATGAATGTTGGACTTTTAGCTACCGTGTTTCCTATGCTCTTTATTTTCGGTCTCTTGCAACTTTTGCTCACTATTTTCCCCGGCTGGATTGAACCATTCTCAAACACTTTCGGTTATGGTATGACTAAAATCGTTGGTTTACACGACCTTATGAAGCGTCTACTTGTATCGCCACAGTTTAATGCCGCACCTGAAAAGAAAATCATAAACGCCGTAAATAGTATATATAACGACCCATCCATTTTTATTAACCAATTTAGTTACGCAAATCGCGAAGACTTTAACAGAACATGGGATAACAGTTTTGCAGGCGGTAAAGGTATATTCGTTAAAAGTGCCGGTCCTGCACCATTACCTTACTCACCAGCAAATCCAAACCCGGGCCCAGGAACACACCTTTATCAAGAGTTTAGAAATATGGTGAAACTTAAAGATATTGTCGGTACATTTGTTTGGTACATGCTCGTCGGTGTTATCGTAACCTCTAGAAGTTATAACTATATCATTAGCCAGCCTTGTTCTCTAAATGCAAGTGTTGCACAAAAAGCTGTAAATAACTACATCAAGAAGACAGTTGCAGCACCCAAAACTATCGACAAACAGACACCTGATGGATTCGAATATAAACTAAATTAACTTATATTATATTAAATCTTTACTATATCGTTTGTAATTATTTGTTACAGTTTTACACACAAATAATTACAATAATATTACACATCTAATCCACAGCCCTATATTCAAATAAATATGTCACAGCAACATATACCAATATAGCCAAAATAATCGAGAATAGCCAAATAGGGACAACGGTTTTGTTTTTATATCCAATACCGAAACGCCGGAAGCTTAGGTCTTTATTATAAATAATAGAGGGGCGAAATGCGTTGATAATACCGAATAAAATAAGGAACAAAAAAACGGCTATAACACTTAATGCCTCTCTTGGTATATATTGGTTAAACATCCTAAATTATAAGTATATAATTATTATAGATATTTTGCTATATAAAATATTTAAAAAGCATGAAAATTTTGCGATGGACCCCTAAGGGCGCATAAAATCTAAAGCAATTTCTGGTTTGTTTTGTCTAAAAATACCTCGCGACTAATGTTGCGAATTATTTTTTTCTCGCATTTCTCATCGTTCTCTATCGGCTCACAAACATTTCGCACCATAGTTAAGTACTCGATTTGAGTCGCCTCTGTATCAAACCAGTCTGGGTTTTCGTCCACCCATGCACTTATCATATTCCTCTCCTTATTCGCGATTTTCAGTATCGTATTCTTTATTTTATCATGATTATCGTCTTTCTCCCATTTCTCACAATCCTTTATATACATCGTCTCCCGTTTCGTATCTGTACAATGTATCGGCCTCTTATATACATCCAACTGTCTAAGACCCCTTATCATCACATTGGTAATACCCTCCACCAATCCCTTATTCTTCGTATACATCAAATCATCCAATGTTATCTTCAACGACTGAATAAAATCACTTATATTTAGAGCATCTTTGCACTTCTCATTCAAAAATATATTCAAATTAAAGTTATTCGTATTATTCACAATATTATTTACAATATTTTTCTCCTTGGATAAGCTCACCAATTGTTCCTGTAGTTTCCCATTCTGCTCGATAAGCTTCATTATCATTTCATTACTGACAACGCCACTCGATGACACCAAATTTTCGTCCGATGACGATGATACGTCTGCCTCTTTTGAGGCCTTACACGTCTTCTTATGATAACACAAACTTGATGCGAACTTATATGAGCTACCGCACACACAACGAAACGATTTATCGTCTTGAACCTTTTGAACCTTTTTGTTAGTATTTGTTAGTATTTCGTGTTTCAGTGTCAAAAGATGACGGTCATATTGACTCTTCCTTATGCTAGTATAGTCACAATGTGGGCAAGAAAATTTGTCGGAACTTTTTGGAACTTTTTCGTTAGTAGACATTAGTATATAGTAGGTAGAGAAAAATGTCTAAACCCTTTTTTCAAAATATTTTAAAAAAGTTATGGTAACAAAATTTTCAACTTAAAAATGCGATTTAGAGCATTATGCTCTGAGTGATGAATGCATCGTTTTTTTCAAATCTCTACCCCCGTTTTCAGAAAATGGACATTTATAAATGTCCATTTTTCAAAAAGGGACCCCGAGAGTTGAAATTTTCATACATCATCGATTTTGGACCTCCGGTCCTCCGGTCCTTTTCTCTTACTGACTTTTCTTTTTTTTTATTATAAATACTTTGTAACTACACGACTAACAATGTTATAGCAGCGGCGCCATGCGGAGTCACCGATTAATGGATGCTGTTTTTTTAGATTTTTGAAAACGTTACTTATATGCTTTGAAAAATGTAAAAATGAATATTCATATTTGTTATCATAAAATATGAATATTATTGAAATATTAAGAATCGATGGATTTTCGTATTATTAGGAAGTTGGATTTAGACCCATACAGGACTGTTTGCAAAGGTGAGTGCTGAATTGTTTCTGAAATCCGGTGGTGGTTTGGGTGATACTTTTGTAACAACCCATGAACTAATATTTTGATTGAATACACTGGTACCATCAAACATACGATTCATACTAGTGACATTAGATGTATTCCATAAACCGATAGTATCGCTTCCATTATTATTGAAAGTAGAAGCATATGTAAACATTAAATTCATAGTAGTGACTTTAGATGTAGTCCAAGAACCAATATTTTGGTTGAATACTAAAGCACTAAAAAACATATAACTCATATCGATTACATTCGATGTATTCCAAGAACCAATATTTTGGTTGAATACTAATGCGCCAGAAAACATATTACTCATACTAGTGACCTTAGATGTATTCCAAGAACTAATATTTTGGTTGAACGCAGTAGCATTCATAAACGTATAACTCATATTCGTGACATTAGATGTATCCCAAGAACCAATATCCTCATTGAAATTTGATACATTAAAAAAATAAACTAATACCATTCATATCTGTCATAAGTGATGTTACAATATTTTTAAAAGGAACTTCTACTGATTCATTAGATGATATAACTTTAGTAAATGCTGTTATTCCGGCAGCTTCTCTTTTAGCATAACTTTTAATACTTGCTGCTGCTTCATTAGTAACAATTGCAAACCACTCTGATGTTCCTCGAGGAGAAGCCTGTGTAATATATATGGGCGTTGAAATACTTCCAACACATTTAATCGTTTTATTATTACTTGAATCTAAAATTATAGAAATAACATTAAGTGTAACCGATTGAGACAAACTATAATAAGGACCCGATGGATTTTGTGTTGCGGTGATTACACAAGTTCCTGGTCCTACAACCGTAATAGTAGGTCCATTCGGATCATTATTATTTATAGTTGCAACACTAAGATTATTACTTGAAACAGTGAATGAACCAAGACTACTAGATGCACTAGGTGTAGGTATTGTAAGGGTCCTAGTAATAGGTTGACCTTGGTATACATTTAAATCGGAAGGTAAACTAAATGGTGATGTCCATGATGGGATTTGTGCAGTAACAACAAGTGTAGCAGAAATAGATGATATAGAATAATCATCAGAAGCAGCTTGTGTTGCTGTGATAATAGTAGTTCCAGGTCCTACAACTGTAATAGTAGATACACCCTGATCAACAATGCTTATAGTGGCAACATTAAGATTACTACTTGAAAAAGTAAATGCACCACTTATGTTATCTGTAGTAGGTGGAGTAAGCAACACACTAATAGGTGGATATTGGTATACATTTATATCAGCCGGTAAAGTAAACGGTCCAAGGTTTGCTAGAGCCACTGGTATAACAAAATAGTTTTTCCATTTAGTAACGAATATAAGTTCATATAAGAGGTGGCGTTAAATGTAGCACCATCTAAAGTTAAAAATATATCATCAGATGTAGTACCACTATTACTGCCTACATAACCAATAATCATCACATCTGAAGTATAATATGAAGAAATACTATAATTAATTGTTATAAACCCGGATTGTTCTATAATTAAATTAATGTAAAATGTTGCGTATGATCTATAATAATTATATCCTGTAAAATTAACCAATAACCTTGTATTATTTGAATCAAATTTATAAGAACAAGAACTAATATGATTATATGAAAAAAAACGGAATGAATTAACAGGTTCTTGATTATACGTACCGACATTGTAATCAGGTTGTAGTGTGTCAAAACATATTGTTCCTGAACTCGATAAATACATAACCGAATAAGGAGTACCGTTAAACGTAAAATTAGTATTAGGCATATGAATTGGCTGGTGTTGTAGATTATACGAATTTGAAAATAATGTTGTCATACCTGAGTTAAAATTCAAATTTGTAAAAGCACTATTAGTTACTTGAGAAAATCCTATTCCTTGAAGTATTACAGTCACATTACCAGTTGCGGGCCTACTAGTATAATTTCCATCAGCAGCTTGCAAGGCTGTTATGGTCGCCGTTCCTCGACCAACAATAGTAACAAGACCTGAAGCATTAACAGTAGCAACTGACATGTTGCTACTTGTATATGTAAATGCTCCTGAACTATTGGAGGTAGGATATGAAGGCATAAAATCAGCATCTCCGACATTTTTATTTGGAATAGTAAAAGTACTACTATTATTATTGCTAAAAGTAGGAGAAATAGGAGGATTAATTATTAAATTAGCTTCGATGTGTGTGCTAGTATAACCAGCACCAGATTTGATTGCTCTGATGGTAGTAGAGCCAGCCGAAATAATTGTTACTACATTACCTGTTATTGACACTATGCCTG